TGGCCGGAGGAATGGCCGCAATGGCGTCCGTGACGAACTGCTCGGTGGCGTAGCCGTTTAGGTCAACAGTCCCGCCCGTGACAACCCCGGCGATGGCCGCCGTAATGGCCGCATCCACCTCGGCCTTGGAGTACAGCGTGGCGATCTGGCCGTCCACGTAGGCGGTCGTGGCGTAGGCAGACAGGTCTACGGTCTGGAGCCCGCCGCCGGTCGGCAGCGCAGCCAGCAGGGCATCCACCTCGGCATCGGAGTAGTAGCCGACGATCCCCTTCGTCGGGTTGATCGCGCTGGCGAAGTTCTGGTGCGGAGTCGGCCGGTCAGGTGCGGGCATGGTTCACTCTGCGATGAGGGGCAGGAGGTAGCGCTTGCCGTTCACGATGATCGGAATGCCGCCAACGATGTCGGGCTGGTAGAAGTTCAGCCCGTCCGGCGCAAGGCCAATCGGCTGGCCGCTTGACTGCACCGTCGTGATGTCGTCGGCAAACGTGAGCACCGGGTCGCGCAGAGCGGCTGCCGCTGGCGACTCGATCAGCGGCAGCATGTACGTCTTGCCGTTCACCCGGATCGGCACAGCGCCGACGATGTCCGGCTGATGGAAGGTGAGGCCGTCCGGCGAGAGACCGATCGGCAGACCGTTGGCCTGCTCGGTCAGCATCGAGTCGGAGTACACGGGCGGGTTCGCGTTCGTGTACTCGCCCGTGACGGGCGTCACGGGGTCGCCGGTCGGGTCCACCCAAATGGCGCCGCCGCCGGTTGGGGCGGGCGGCTCGGTGTCCGAGATCAGCACGGGCTCGGCGAAGTACCAGCCGGTGCTCGGGTCGAGGTCGGACCGCAGGTAGCCGTCGCCCGTCGGGGTCGGCATCTGGTAGCCCGGGCTGGTCATCTTGCCGTCGCGGGCAAGAAGGACGCCGTACCACAGTTCTCCGAACGCTCCGCCGTTGGCGATGACGTTGCCGTTGCCGAACACGTCGCCGGAGTTCCAGTCGGGCGAGGTGGCCTGCACCCGGGCGAACGTGACGTCGGTGTCGCGGAATGCGGCCCTGAGAACCATCTGCTCCGCCCAAGTCTGGACGGGCATCGCGGGGTCCTCGGGCAATCCGACGGGGTTGCCGACCGTGTTGATCGTGCCGCTCGGCACGTTTGCCAGCGCGAGGTCGACGAGTTGCTTGACCGTCACTCGCTGCGTGGTGCCGCCGTTGACGACCGGGATGAGGCCGGTCGGCTGGGCGGTGCCCGCGGGCAGTGCGGAGATGCGAACGTCAGCCACCCAGCACCTCCGCGAAGTTGGCTAAGACTTCAAACTTCTCGCGTGCCGATTCGCTGACCTCGTCTCCCTTGCGGACGTTATCGCCGTGCCACATGGGCTGGAGGTTCCTCCAGTTGCAGACCGCCAGAAGTTGGGCCCGGTCGGTCAGGTCTGCTTGCGAGCACGGGTAGTCGTGGTCGATGCTCCATCGTCCATCGCCGACGCCGCGGTTGTTCCATGTCATCCCGGGCTGGAACTGCGACTCGATGTGGGCCTTGAGGTCGTCGACTGTGCAGCCGAGGTCACGGATGGCGGAGCCTGTCTTCTGCCCGTTCTTGACGGCGGAACACAGCCGGGAACGCAGCGAGCAGGCAACCGAGAAGGAGAGGTCGCCCCGCCGCCTCGCCTTGCTGCGTTCACGCCGCCGCTCCTTGGAGGCCGGGCTGGCGTATGAGCCGGAAGCCTTCTTCCTGTCCGGGTGCCGCGCGCGATACCTCGACTGGGCAGGCGCGAGCGCGTCGAGGTGCGCAGCCCACCGCTCGGGCGTGGCCTGCGCCTTCCGGGCCCAAAAAACGCACGGAGTCACCTTCCCCCGAAGGGCGGCGACCTGCTCGTCGAATGTTGGTGCGTCGGGGGTCATGGCGTTTCGGTTCGGAGTTTGTCAGCCTTCTCGGTGTTGATCACCTCGCCCGTCTCGGCGAGGATGCGGTGCGTCTCGATGACCGGCGGCGGTGGCGGAACGTAGCCTCCGTTGCGTCGTTCAAGCGGCGGCGCGAGGAAGCGGTCGCTCACGGGTCACCCCTTCACGCAGAGAGTTCCCTCCACGTCGGCTCCCCGCACCACGATGTATGGGGCGGCATAGACGGCGGTCGGGAAGGCGTACGCCTTGCCAGCCGCTACGGCGACCGTGCAGGGCTGGGCCTCCTCGTTGATCAGCGGGGACGGCTCGTCGCCGGGCTTCCCCACGACGCAGAGTTCGAGCGTGCCGCCGCCGGTCTCGACGATCAGGATGGCGCCCGAGACGGCGGAGAACTGCACGACGGTGCCGCTGCCGTCGGCGGCAAACTTCACCGGGTACGATCCGCCGCCGCGCTTGACTACAGGGGGCATGCCAGCCTCTCCGTGGGTGCTACGCCCTTGTTATGGCGTCGGCCACGGCAGGCCCAGCATCACTTGCCCTTGCGCTTCCAGTGCGGCGTGTGCTTGTCCCGAACGCGCTGCTCCGCGGCCTTTCTCGTCAGGCCGGGCTCGGCTGCCATCTCTTTCCGGGCCAGTTCTCGGACGAGACGCGGATTGAGCCCAGCGGCCCGCTGGGGCGGGGCAACACCCTCGGGCGGCGTGTAAGTCACCTGCCCGCGGACCTCCAGCCGACGCTTCTTGGCGACTCGGAGGAGATCGTCCTTGCCGCTGATCCATGCGTGCGGGTCGAGGTGCGCCCGGGAGTCCGCGATCCCGCCGTGGTAGTAGCGGCCCTCCGTGACGATACCAGCCTTCTTGGCCTCCCGCAGCATCCACTGGGCCTGCCGCTTGGGAATCTTGTCGAGCCACTCGGCGTTCTTGCGGCCCTGCATGAACGAGTCGTCCGTGCCGTGGATGCCCGGGGCGATCTGGAGGGCGCACATCTCGGCGAACCGCGGGGACTGCCCGGCCGCGATCATCTTCTTGTAGTGCGCCTGCACCTCGGCGCTCGCCTGCGCGATCTCAAGCGGGAGGTCCATTCATCGGCTCCTCGGGGGTGGTCGGGGCCCCCGCCGCGCCGCTGCCATCATCGCCCTCGGGCGGAGGGGACCCGGTTCCGGGCGGAGGCATCGGCGGCGGCGGCGGGGGCGGAGGGATAAGGAACGGCGCGGCGTCGAGGTCGTTGGCCTTGGCCCAAACGTCGATCAAGGCGTTCAGCGGGCCGACGATCCCGGCGCCCACCAGCGGCTGGAGCAGCGGCCCGAGGGTCTGGAACGCCATCGCCATGCGATCCTGCTCGGCCTGCTTGTTCAGTTTGCGGGCAGATCCGCTTGCGATGGTGTACGAGTACTCGCGGGTGATGGACGAGAAGTCCATCCCGTCCTTGGGGGTGACGTGCATGGACCACGCCTCTGCGCCGAGCGGGCCAAGCACGGGCGCCACGTCCTGCGGTCGCAGCAGCCAGCGCGCAGCCATGGCTTCCTTGCGGGCGACCCGGGACATGAAGTCCTCGAAGTTTTGGGCCATGTCGTCCGGGCGGATCGACAGGTTGTCCTGCTTGATGCTGGCCTCGCTGGCCGAGCGCATCTGATTCCGCGTGGAGCCGTACACGAGTTCGGTGAGCCCGACGCGCTTGTCGAACTGCTCCGCCACGGCGGCCAAAATGTCCCACATGTCCCGCGTCACGCCGGGGACGGCGAAGACCGATACGATGTCGCCTACCGATCGGCCGAGCGACTCGCTGATCTCCAACAGTTTGAAGCCGTTCTCCGACGGGGCGAGGAGTTGGTCCTTGATGTCCGCGTCCGCAGCCTTCGACACGCCGATGATCGTCTCGCACGACGTGGCAATGCGAGTCATGAGGAAGGACATTCCCCAGTTCAAGAACCGGAGTTCCCCGATCCCCGGGCGGATGTGGCTCACGGGCCAGAGTGCGTTCGGCTTGCGGTGGGGCGCGAACATCTCGAACGGCCAACCGCCATTGTCGGCCCACAGCGGGATGGGCCACGCCGCACGGATGCGCAGCGTCTGCGGCAGCCCTTCCTCATCGAGTTCCTCGTCCATCACGGCCGGCGGGACGTTGAGCGGGTAGTCCACGCCCTCCGCGACGACGATGTAGCAGTTGTCGCCGAGGGGATCGAACACGCCGCGGTCGGACTTCTTGGCGTCCTTGAGCCGGTCGCCGAACCCGCACTTGCTCCAGACCTTGTAGAAGGTCACCAGATCGTTCGTCTTGCCGGTGCGCTTCTTGCCGGGCCTGCCATCCCCGTGCCGGTCGTCCACGTTGCGGGACGTCGAGTCGTACGATTCCAAGTTCGCCTTGAGGTCCGCTCGCTGGAGGCCGAACATGCGGGCCGCTTGGTCGATCGGGAGCACGCACCGCTTGGCACACCATGTGATCTCCTCGATCACCTGCGCGTCCGGGTCCAGAAGCAGGTTGTCGACGGAGTCGTAGAACGAGCCGATGACGAGGGTTGGATCGGCCGGCGGCACGTTCTGCTGTGAGACAGCCTCGGTCCAGAGGACACCGCCGCCCTTGATGAGCGCCTCGTCCACGACCTGTCGGCCATGGGAGATCAGGTTGTTCTCGATCGGGGTCCAGTTGAGGTACGTCTGCATCAACTCGGCGACGATCCGCTTGGTCTGGTCCGCGGCGTCGATCGCCTTGGAGGCGTCGATGAACTGCATCACCGCCGGATCGGGCATGGGCTGCCCGGTCATCGGGTCGATCTGGTACGCCTCCGGGTCGACCCCGACCATCTGCGGAGGGATCACCGGGAACTTCCGTGGGGTCACCGTGCGGACCGGGTTGCGGTTGTAGATGACCGCGCCGATGAGTTTCACCACCTCCCACACGCGATTCACGGTGAGGCGAAACGCGGGCGCCGGGGTGGGGCGTGACATGAGGGTCAGGCCGCGGTTGCTGTTCTCGAAGAACCACCGGGGCCCGCCATCGAAGAAGTGCATCGCCTCGCGGGCGTCAGAGTCGAACGCCGACTTGGCCTTCTTGGCCGCCGCAATCTTCTTCAGCCACATCTGCGCGATGGGCTTGAGCGGCGAGGCAGGGTTCAGGGGAGACTGCTTGAGGTCATCCCCGTCGCCCTTGTCCTCCTTGAGATCGTCTTCGGCCATCGGTGTCCTCCGCCCGTTTTATGGCGTCACTCCCCCTTCTTGCTGCCTTGCCGGGCGAGCAGGGAGACCACCTGCGGCATCATCGTGCGCAGTTTCTTCAGCGTCTCCGTTGCCGGGTGGAAGCGCCAGCACCCCCACTGCCGCCACGCGGAGTTGTCCACGAGGCCCGGGTCGTCGGCGTGACGCACCGACGGCTTTTCGACGAACCCCTCGTCGGGGGAGAAGGTCAGGATGAAGACCGTGTTCACGCCCGGGCGGCGGGAGACCCAGCCGATCACCGGGTCCTTCTGGTTCAGGACGTTGCTGTAGAACAGCACCATGTCCCCGAGTTCCACCGTCTGCGTCGGGAAGTCAGACCCACTCGTACTGCTCGACATTCGTCGTCTCCTCGCTTGACGCACTGGCGTCGGATGCCGGGCCCAGATAAACGCACGCACCCACCCGGTTCTTGGTCTTGCGCGCGATGTAGTTGATTATCCACTCGGGGGTCGTATCCGACTCGTCCTTTTTCGGAGGCGAGCGGTACTTCGGCTCGGAGGCGACGATGTACTCCATGCACTGGCATGCATGCACCTCGCCGCGGGTGTTCGGCTCGTCGCTGACGACGGAGAGCCCGTTGATGAAATGCGTCTTCTTGCGGTAGCGCCGCAGTTCGCGCTCTAGGTTCGGGCACGCCCCCCGCAGCACCCGGAGCCGCGGCTTGCCGTCCGGGCGGATGTACAGGGCCGTGCGCACGGCGGAGGTCCGGGCCTGAATGTCATCGCAGCCCGCCAAGAACCCCGCCCCGGTCGTCAGGGAGCGCAGTTTGTACAGCCGCATCTGCTCCATGTACTGCTCGACCACGGCCCGGCCGGAGCCGATGTCCGTGATCCGGCCGCCGTGCATGTCGATGATCCACTGGTGGAACTGCTGTCCCTGCACCTTCTCGGCGAACTTCTGGCCGAAGATCGCCGCAGAGCACTGCCGGATGTACAGTTCGTCGTAGACCAGCACCATCGAGTTGTCTGGCGGGACGGCCGCGAACAGAGCCGCGGTCACCGAGTGCCCCGGGTCGATAGCCGCAAACCGCGTCCAGTCCGCGGGAATCTGGCCGTCGGGAAGGTCCTCGCGCAGGAACCCGTGGACCGACATGGCGAAGTTGGGGTAGACGAGGACGGAGTCCGTGATGAACTCGCCCTCGGCGCGCATCCGGAGCACGTCTTCGCCCTGCGCCGCCCACCGCTCCAGCATCTTGGACTTCTCGGCTGAGTCGATCCAAGCGTTATCGAGAAAGCGCAGCGTGAACTTCTTGATGGTCGTCTCGGCTGTGCCTGCCTCCTCGGCGCGGTCGGCGCGCTCGGACAGGGACAGCAGCGACTCCGACCGCGAGTGCGGCATGGCCGACCAGACCAGCCGCCCCTTTTTGTCGGCGAGCCGGGCCTGCGCCTCGGGGAGGATGTTGTCGTTTCCGACGTCCTCGTCGATGTGGATCAGCGAGGCGGCGTAGCCTTGGGCAGGTTCTCCCTCGGCGCTGAAGAACTGAATCTTCCAGCCGTTGTGGAGTTCGATATGGTTGCAGTAGTTGCTGGACTTCAGCACCCACGAGATGGTCTTGATCATCCGCGGCGGGATCAGGGGCGGGGCCGGCTTGGCGAGGTGCTTCCGCGCCTCGTCGGTGACCGGGTTGAACGCCCGCCACTTCCCCGTCTGCTCGTCACGGATGATCTTGAACGCCCCCGCCTTCAGGAGGTAGGGCACTGCCACGAGCCCGATGTGGGTCCAGTTCCGGCCGATGATCACCAGCAGCCCGTCCTTCTCCGGGTACTTCCCGTACGGGTCTTGCCCGGTTGCGGCGCGAGCGTCCTCGACGAACGTGCAGAGTGACTTTCCTGATCGGTTGCCGCCAATCACCAGCGCCTCGGAGGAGCGACACTTGTGGAACTCGTCCTGCATGGGGGAGGGCGTGTAGAGTTTCAGCGCCTCGATCCGGCGTTCGTTGATCTCGGCCTGTAGTTCACGCAGGCGATCCTGCGCGAACTTGGACGGCTTACCCGGCGGGTTCGGTAGCGGTTGCATCGACCACCTCCAGTTTGGGCGCAGGGAGGGCGACCATGCTGGCCGCGGCCTCCACCAGCCGCTGCTCGATCTCTTCGTTGAGTTCGTCCTCGGACCAAAATGTTAGCGGCTTCTTGGAGCCGCCCTGCTCGGCGTTGGTGGTCACGAGCCGGGTCATCATCTCCAGCATCTTTGTCCGGGCGGCGCTTCCGGGCTTTGCGTCGAAGTACTGCTTCAGCACGATGCTGGAGAACCCGGCGACACCGCCGAAGTAGGTCATCAACTGTTCGAGCAACTCGGCCGAGTGCGGCACGGTGGCCCCGCCGACGCGCGTGGCTGCGATCAGCGAGTCGACCGCCCGCCCCTCGATCTGCGCCATCTTGCGGGCGCGGCTCTCGGCCTTTTGGGCCTGCGAAGCCTTGCGCTTCTTCGTGACGCAGGCCAGACACATCGCCGTCTGCTTGCGGTACAGAGGAAACGTCACCGGATCATCCGGCCGGACCTCGCCGCACTCCACGCAGCACTTCTCGCCGGGCCCCACGGGGCACCTCCTCACGATGGAAACCCGATCGGGAGCGTCCTCCCGACCGGGCCCCGAGCGTCCGGCGGATGCCGGACTAGAACTAGCCGAGCAGGCCCGACAGCGGGCTCCTGCCCGGGCTGAATCCGCCGCCCCCGATCCTCTGGCCGCCCGCGCCATACAGGTTCATGCCGGGCGTGTTCTGGGTGCCACCAGCCAGATTGCCCATCACGGAGGCCATCGAGTTGGTCGCGTTGTTCATCGCGCCCGTGACGTTCTTCGAGTGCTCCCGCTTCGTGTCCTCGGCGTACATGCCGAGTTGCCGCTGCGTGCCAGAGTCGAACTTCCGGCGGGACGCCTCCTCTTGGATGGCCCGCTTCTCGAACTGCTGCTGGCGACGGGTGTCGTCGTACATGCGACGGCTGGCAGCCTGCTGCGCCTCCCACGCCTCGCGGGCGGCGTACTTCTCCGCCTCGCGGTTGGGGCCGTACATGCCAGTCATCATCTGGCTGGCCGGAAGCATCTGCCCGGGGCCGCGGGTGTCGGTGTTGGCGCCTCGGGCGTGCATGGCCGCCTCGTACGCCTGACGCTCCTGCGCCTGCTGCTGGCGGGCGTAGTAGTCGTCGTAGGACTCGTCCCAATCGGACTCGTAGGTGTCAGCCATGTCAGGCTTCCTTCGGGGGCGCGGGCGGCTTGGGCGGGTTGTGCTTCAGGGGGTCCGGTTCGTGGTACGAGGCGCCAGAGTCGTACACCGTGTCGCGGCTTGCCGAGCCGCTCTCGCTGTCGATGCGGGTGCCCGGCAGGATCATCTTGCCGTTGTAGATGCCGCCTTGGCCGCCCGTCGCCGCGAAGCCGTCGATGTAGTCCTTCAGTTCGGCGATCCGCCGGCCGGTCGCGAGCGAGCCCTCAATGTCCCCCCGGTACAGGTTGGACAACTGCGCTGCCCCGAGAGTCGCGGCCTCGTCGCCGACCTTGTAGGCGGCGTCCTGCCCGGAGTGGTCGTAGTTGACGGAGCGAGACCCGCTGGATGAGGTCTTGCCCCCGGCGCTCAACTCGTTGACTGGGCCGTATTGGTACATGGGCTCACATATGAGAACGGGCGACGGGGCGGCGTCCTGCCATCCCGCCGCCCGCGAGGTCAGTCAGGCCCGGGCCCGACCGAGATCACTTTTCCGTCGGGGTGTCCTTGTTGGCCTTCTCCAGAGCACGCTCCTCGGCACGCAGCGCCTTGGCACGCTCCTCGTTCTTGGAGGCGTAGAACCGGGCACGGGCGGCACGCCGCTCCCGCCGCATCTCCTGCTTCGACTGCTTGATCTGGTGACCAAGTTCGAGGCGGTCGTGGGCGTCGGTGTGGTCCACCGTGTCACCAGCGAACGCCATCGGGGCGAAGGCCAGCAGCAGGGCGCCGATCAGGAATCGCTTCATGGGGGTCACCTTGGGTCAGGGGATCGTCGGGGTCGTCGTGGTCGCGTCGGTGTCGGCGGTCGGGTCGACGACCACCTCGACCTCTTCCTCGGTGCCGTCGGCGAGAACTCGCGTGACGGGCACGGCGGTGCCGTTGACGACGTTGATCCGCTGCCGCTTGTTCGTGGCCGGGTCCGTGTACGGGCCCTGAATCACGAGCCAGCAGACCTCACCGGGCTCGCAGCCGCCGAGGGCGTCCGCGCCGGTGCCGGTCACCTTCGGCAGGTACTCGTCGACCACGCCCTTGTAGCCAGCCACCGTCTTGGCCGCGCCGGGCGCCCACGGGGTCGTGCCCGCGGCGTCGGTGTTGCGGACGGCGAGGCAGGTCACGATCTCGGGCGACAGGACGGCGCCGGTCTTCGCGTGAACGTCGGTGAACTCCTTCGTGGTCAGCACGACGGAGGCACCCGTGACGGTCGGGTCGGTCTTCTCGATGGGGTGATTCCACCGAGCACCGAGAACATGGCCGCGACCGAAGCCGGGATCGAACGTGTAGGACATGGTCTTGCGACTTCCTTGGGGGTGGTGGTGAGGTGGAGATCAGACGCCCTTGGCGTCCACGAGTTTGAAGAAGTTGCGCGGCGAGACGAATCGCATGTTGGCGAGGACGGACGCGACGTATCTGTAACTTTGATTCGATTCCGAATAGTACGGCCCCTCGGCCGTGATCAACTGTCCCTCCATGCAGTGGAGGTACATGTTGGCGATCGACAGGCCGTAGCCGCAGCCCGTGGGCACCGCGTACTCCGTGCTGATCTCGACGCCGTCCTGCTCGAACACGTCCGAGAAGCCGTAGGACTTCAGGCCGTTCGTCCGCGTGACGATCGTGCGCTCCTTCGAGTCGAGCCGGTTCATGTAGTCGATGAACATGCGCCGGTCGAGCATCACGAGATCGATGGCCGACTCCTTCGAGTCATTGCGCTTCGACTGGTGAACGCCCTCGCGGACGGCCTCGACGCACTGGTCCTTCCACGTCGGGGTCTCGCCCTTGAAGAACGAGGACGTGTAGTTGACGATGATCGGGGAGTAATAGTCATACTCCGGGTCGCACGCGACGTTCGGCCACGATCCCTTCTCCAACTGCGAGCCGGCTTCGGCGCCGAGTTCGGTGGAGAGCGTGGCGTAGGTGTCCTTCGCCCAGCAGAACGGGTCCTCGGCACGGGCAGCCTTCTCCTGCGCGCCGGTGTCGACGTTCACCGTGCCTTCGTACTGGAACATGGAGTCGAGGCCGTTGAACCGCAACTCGTTCCCGACGGCGTCCCCGTTGACGTACACCTCACGCGCGAGGTGCTGCTCCATCGACTCCTGAAGACGCGAGGCCATCTTCCCGGCGACGTTGATGAGCGCCTGCTGGCCGCGGTTCTCCAGCATCTCCCGACGGTAGATCGCGTCGGTGACCTGATAGCCCCGCCAATCGAGTTTGGCGGTCCTCCAGAGGTTCTGGCGCGCGAAGGTCCGAGCCGTCGTGCCGTCGTTTCCGCTCACGGGCTGATTGCGAAAACGAACCTCCCACGAGAAGCCCCTGCCCGACTGATTGGTCAGCACGTTGCCCGAACCTTCGAGCGCGGCGAACACGCGGAACTTGCGGAGGACGGCGATCTCCTCCTCGCGGAGGTAGTTGGTGATCGTCGTCCCGATCGCGCGTGCCCAATCAGTGGCCGATGCCATGCGTGCGTCCTTGTGTTGGGGGCTAGATCAGCCCGTCGCCTTCGAGTGTTTGCCGCAGTCGTTCCTCGAACGATGTCCCGAGGCGCGCTGCCGCCGGGCTGTTCGTCATCGCCCCCGCCCTATTGGCGGTCCGAGACGCGGCACGTCGCAGGTACTCCATGTTGGCCTCGGCGTGCGACTGTCTCGGCGCCGGCTGCGGAGCCGGGGGCGCCTGTCGAGTCATCTGCGGGAGCCGACTCTGGAAGTCCTGTTGCTGTGCCTGTCTCGCCTGAACGCTGCGAGCCTGATGCAGAAGGTCGCGTTCAACCATCTGTAGGGCGTAGTTCCAACGGGCCTCCGGTGAGGAGATGCCCATGGCCTTTGCCTGCTCGATGTAGTTTCTGGCTGCCTCGCCCTCCGGTGAGACATTCCCACTCTGGTCGTACAGCCAGTCGCGGTTCGACTGTTCGAGGGTGGAGACGTACTGCTGCCGCTGCACCTCCTCGAATCGGGCCTGCACGATCTCCTGCGCCTGCTGCTGCGCGAGCCGCGCAACCATGGGAGACAGCGCCTCCTCCGGGTTGGTCAGGAACTTCTCGGCGAAGTTCTGCCGGTACTGGAAGTACTCGGAGATCGCGTGCCGGGCATCGATCGGCGCGTCCGGCGAGATGGCATCGCGGCCGTTCTCGTCCTTGACGATGTACCGCTTGTAGGCGTCACGGAGTTGCGGCGGGTTCCACCACGACTCCTGCTGGGGCGCCTGCTGCGGCGGAGCCTGCTGGGGCTGCTGCTGGCTGCGGGACGCCAGCCACTTCTCGTACTCGGGCCGGTCTTCGAGGTACTGCCGGGTGTGGGGAAGGAGTTGCTGGTACTGGGCCAGCGCATGGCTCGCCTGCTTCTCCCGCTCCATGGCCTGATAGAGACGGACGGCGATCTCCCGGTCGTCGTCGATGCCTTGGAAGTCGGGCAGCGACCGGAAGGCGGAAAAGATGTTCTGCTCCGGCGCCTGCTCGTCGATTTGCGGCTCGGGATCGACCTCGGGAGCCTCCTGCTCGGGAGCCTCGTTCCCGATCTCCGGCAGGTTGTCGTCCTCGACCGGACCGTCCGACATGACTTCTTCGTCGCTCATGGGGTTCCCTCGGGGGTTACTTGAAGACCTGCGTGCCGTACGGCTGACCGTCGTTCGTCATCACCACGCCGACGCCGATCTCGGTGTAGTTCGGGTTGAGCATGTTCCGGCGGTGCCCGGGCGAGGCATACCAAGCCTCGACCATGGACTCGGGCGACTTGTAGTTCCAGATGACGTTCTCGCCCCACCCGGCGGCGCCGGAGTGGTACATGCGCCGCTGTCTGGCCTGCGTGCCGCTCCAGCCGCGGGCGAACTTCATCGCCTTCTCGGTGACCTTCAGCGGGCGAAGCCCGTGACGACGCCGGATGGCGTTGGTCAGGTCGACGACCTTGTACTCCCACGCACTGCCGACGGTGACTCGACGACACATGCCGCCGTTGCACTCGGTCTTGATCAGCCTGTTCTCGGCGGTCGCGCTCTGGCAGAGTGCCAGCACGACCAGCGCAGCAAGCGCTCGTCTCATGGTTGCCTCCTGCTCGGTTGGGGCATCGTGTTTATGGCGACGATCGCAACGAGTGAGACATAAGGAGTGCATGGGAAATCCGAACCAAGCACACGTCGACAGCGGGCTCGCCCTGACCCGCAAGCACCTGACCGATGTCGTGGGGCGATACCTGCCCGACGAGCCCGACCTCGGGCCCGACCAGATCGCATCCATCCTGCTCGATGAGCCGGACCATCCGATGCGGGGCTACCTCGTTGAGGCCCTTGACGATGCAATGGTGGCGGCATCGCAGGGCCACTCGCCGGGCATCACCGCAGACGAGCGCGCAGCCGCGGGCGGCAACTCCGTGCTGCCCGACTACCTGCTCGGCGAGGGAGACCAGCGGCTCTACGGAGTGCTGCGGGACAGCAACCTTCTGAACGCCGTCGTCGGCCGCAAGCCGGTGGCGACGGCCCGTGATCTGGAGAAGGCCAACTACCGAACTGCCGAGGATGGCTCGGTAGTTCCCGATCGGCCTTGGAGCCCCCCTTGGTACGGCGTCGAGCCGTCCGCGGAGCAGCAGAAGTTTGCCGCCGACTACCGCCTCGCGGAGGCAGGGCACGACTTCGAGCAGGCGGCGAGCATGCCGACCAAGCACTCGACGCTCTTCGGGTCACCGTACCCGCAGAACCAAGTCGTCGGCGAGCCCGAGACCCTCGCCAACTCGTGGACCAACAACGGCGACGGGGTGGTCGGGAATGCGATCACTCCGTTCGTGACGTGGCCCGAGGCGAGCCGCAGGGCAGTGCGACGAGACGAGCCGGACATTCTCCCGGGAGCAGAGAGCCTCCCGGGGCAGGCCATCAACGTCGCAGGGAAGTGGCTGAAGAACTTCCCCGGGGAGTTGGCGAACGCTGGCGTGCAGGGCTGGGGGCACACGGCCACCAACAGGGCCAGCCCGCTGGTGCCCCGCGGAGTGAAGGACCCCGAACTTCGTCAGGCGTCCATCGACAACGTGAGGCACTTCGCCAACTCGGTGCAGGCTCCCGACGTCCATGCGTACGGAGCGTCCAAGGGGATCGGGTACTCGCCCACGGCGGGGTGGCTGTACGACATGCTGCACGAGTTCGCCGACCCGACCACGCCCGCGATCGGGGTAGGCCGCGGCGCCTACGCAGCAGTGAAGGGCGGCATGCAGGCCGGGTACAGGGGAGTCCTCGGCGGGCTGCTCAAGGAGGTGCCGAAAGCAGTCGCGGGAGAAGGAGTGGAGGAGGCGTCGAGCCCGACCAACTACGCAGTCGGCGCCCTCTCGTACCCGTTCGCCGAAGTCGCAAGCAAGCCGACGTGGGGCAAGATGGTCGAGCACGCCCTGACTGCGCCGGAGATCAGCCCAAGTCAGCAGGCGAAGGCGCAGCAGGAGATTGCCGAGCAGGGGAGGAAGAACGACAACGCTTTCCGCAGCCTCCGCGAGGTGCGCGGGGACTACTAGCCTTCAGGGCCTCGATCTCTTCGAGGGCCAGACGGTACTTGGCACTTAGGGCGTACAACTCCGCCCGCACCCCGTCGGCGATCCTGCGCCACTCGTCGGCCTCGCCCGTGATGTGCTCCGCCCGGGCCCGCTCGTACCTGTGACCAAGGCGAAGGCGCTCGACCTCGTGCCGCAGGTCGGCGATTTCCGTGCGGGCGTCCTCGGCGGTGGCGTACAGCCGAGGAGTGTAGACCCAGTCGGCGAGACGTTCGAGGATGTCAGTCATCGGCGGGGCGCTCCCGTGTGGTCTGGCGTGCATCGCTCCAGCAGCCCGCGGAGCGTGTGAATGTGGTGGAAGTCCTTGGGATACCAGCGTCCCTCATCGCAAGCCTCGCGGATCGCCTCCCGCTCCTCGTCGGTGAGCGTGAACGGCGTCAGGGAGCAGTACTGCGTCGTGCGGCCGACGACGTATGGGCACTGCACCGTTTCGCGGCTCTCTACTGCACGACTTCGCAGGCGCTCAATCTCGCGCCGCCGATCTACGGCTAACGTACCTCGCCTGTCAGCGAGGGCCCGCAGCCGCTTGATCACGGCGGCGGCCTCATCCATGATGTCGGACGCAGGGACGCCAGTGACGTCGTGGGGCCACTTGCGCAGGCGGTCGACGATGTCGTCAGTCATGGTTCCACCTCACCGTGATGTAGGTGCCAAGGAACGCGCCGAGCACGAGCGGCACGATGTACAGGGGGTTGTGCGAGTACGTCAGGATGCCGTACGCCAGCAGCCCGTAGATCACGGAGGAGAGCGCCGCGGCCCGGAACGCCCGGCGGCGGCCGACCTCAAGGATGTAGGCGGCGTAGAGGATGTCGATCAGCACGTACGTCGCGAAGACGCAGAGCGCGACAAATGGGTCAAAATCGGTCACGGCTCGTCCTCCACCCGGATCAGTCCACGGGCCACCCGGCTCTGATCAACATCTCCCGCAGCCTCTCGATCTCCTTGCGGAGCCTGCGGTTCTCCTCCTTCAACGACGCCGATGGGTCGGATGAAGATGGGGGTGCGCTCGCCGACGAAGCAGCAGACGGTGTTGAACTCCAAGAACTCGTCGGCGTCTTCATAGGTCATCCCGTCGCGCCGCATGAGGGCAGCGATGCACTTCTCGATGTCGTAGACCGCCACGGTCGGGCGGTGCGTGTTCACGGTCAGGCCGATGTAGCCGTCCTCCAGCCCGTCGGCCAGCAGGATGTCGTCGTCGACCTCGGCGATGGCTTCCTTGTCGATCGGCATCGCGACTCCTTCCGTGGCAGCGACTTGAGTTCTTTCGGGAAAATGGAAACCAGCCGACCGAGGCTCGGGCTCCCCGGTCGGCTGGCCCCAACGACCCATCCGTGGGTCAGTCCCTAGAATCCCCCCCAGTCCTCGGCGGAGGCGCCTGCCGTCTCGGGCTGGCGCTGGCCGCGCTTGGGCCACCGCAGCGAGATGCCGATGTCGTCGGCCATGACGGTGACGGCGGTGCGCTCGTTGCCGTCCTTGTCCTGATACTTCTCGACCTCCAGCCGTCCGGTGACGATCACCCGGTCACCCTGCTGGACCTTCTCGGCGACGAGCGCAGCCATCTCCTTGAAGCACAGCACGCTGACCCACGAGGTCACCGGCTCGCGGCCCTCCTGCTTCTTGGTGCTGGCGACCGAGAAGCGGCACATCTGCTCTCCGCTCTTGGTCGTCTTGAGTTCGGGCTGCTTGCCCACGTTGCCGTCCAGTTCGACGCGAATCATCACTGACCTCCGTTGGGGTTGGGGAACGACCCGATCGTCGCGCGAGATGCGGCGCCCGTCAATGAGGTCACGGGAGAAAAATCGCGTGCCGATCACGAGATCCGACGGACCATAAAGTCGTTGACCCCGAGCAGACACTCCCGCCTCAAGGTGCCTGCCATGATCCGCTCTCTGCTTCAGACTGTTGCGTTCGCCATCTCACTCGTCGCCGCGGCCGTGGTTGGTCTCGTGCTGGCGATCGGCGGTGCCTCGTACGCGCTCGGCGGCACGATCACCGGCACGTCGCAGTACTACGATTCGCCCGCCCGGGTCATGGACTCGGATGACTTTGCGGTGTGGGGCGGGCCCAGCCTCACGGCCAGTGCAGTCAAGGGCACGGGCCTGATCGACTACACGCTCACTGGCGTCGGCGCTGGTGAGTCGTCGCTCGCCAGCGGCAACTACGCGGCGGTGTTCGGGACCGGGACCTCGTGGACTCCGGGCGGCATCTACTGGACCGGCAACCAGAACGGCAAGGGCTTCACGCTCACGGTGCCGGGCGATGCCATGGAGGGGAGGACCCTCGGCGTGTGGGTCTTCACGAACGGCCCGGCGGGCGGGCGACTGATCGCCAGCGGGGTCGGGTTTGACGGTAGCCCCGTGGGGATGGCCCCGATCCCGATCGAGCCGTACCGCCAGACGCTGCTGCTCCTCTCGGCCACCGGGCTGGAGTCGGGCTTGTCCGTCACCCTGACCAGCACGAGCAGCGTGTCCAGCGCCTCGGGGCAGTTCGTCCTCGGCGCCGCAGCGCTGACACCGCTCGCCGTCCCCGAGCCGGAGTACTGGCTGGCGGCTGTCATCTTGCTGTCAGGGGTCGGGGTCTACTGCGTGTTCATGTGGGCCTCGACCACGTTCATCCACAACGGCGACGGGGACAAGCGGGACCCGTAGCGCCCTCACGCCGGCCCGTCGATGAACTCGATCATGGCGTCGAGCAGAGAGAGCATCTCCGCCTCGCAGTCCTCGTCAGAGATTTGCTCCCAGCACGCCATGCGTCCACCTCGTGGTGCTTATGGCGTGGGGCGTGTTCGGGAATCGCGAAACGCGAAACGTCACCAGACGCAATAGGAGGCGATCTCCCGGCCGATCATCCTCCGGGGGTGTCTGGACAGCCTGAACACCCGTACAGGCCCGGAGAAGCGCTTATAGGGGCTCGCAGCCGGGCAGGCACTTCTGGCCCGGGAGAAAGCGCTGGTCTGCGACGGGCGGGGGAGGGGCTGGCGTCGGGTCCTTGGCGGTCGGTCTCGGGCGGTGGCGATTGATCAGCATCCAGACCCGGACTCGGTACCACGCGCTCCCGTTCCGCTGCCTAGACCCCCATCGGTTCAGGGCCATGGCAATCCGCTCCGTGCTCCAGCCGTGCTCCCGGGCAAGCGTGGCGACACGCACTACGGCCATCTCGGCCGGGACCTCTTCGAGTTGCCCGTCACGGCGCACCGAGTACCCGTACGGCGGCCTGCCGACCCAGACGCCTTCCTCCCGGCAGCGACTGATCCCCTGCTTGATGAGGGAACCCGGAGCCATGTTCCGGTTGGTGTGATGCGCCCTGCCGTGGCACCGACCGCAGAGCGGCACCGTCTTCGTGCCACCGCGGGAGCGGGGAACGACGTGGTGGTCGACCTCGGCGGGGGAGCCGCACTCGAAGCACTCGGGCATGCATCGAGTACAGCGCGAGATGTCGCGGTCGCCTATGAGGTTTCGTTTAGGCGCTCTAAGGGCAGCGAAAGATTTTGGACGTCAACTCGGGAAGGGACGTATGTATGGGCCGGTCGCCGCCGGGGGGGCCGGGGCCGGGGTCGTCCGCTGCCGGGGCCGCGTGGGATGCCCGCGATTCGCGGGGCCGACGATGTGCAACGGAGGAACCCCGGTTGCACATGTGCGTATTTCGGCCGTGATTTGTGGCCTTTCCCCCCGCCACTCTGTTTCTGTCCCCGCCGTTCCCATTCGCGACATGCGGCGAATGGCGGCCGATTCCCCGCATCGCACGACGTGCCGCGATTCGTGCCGCATTCGTTCGCGGCCGGCTTGTGATTTTGACGGGACGACAACACACCGCGACACGCCCCCCGTCATCGTGTCGCAACGGAGGATGCAACCATGGTCCGATTGAACCGCGATGAACTGACTCTGGTGATCGCGGCCCTTGCCACGATGCGAGGCGAGGCCGAAGCGAACGTGTTCAACATGGACGCCTGCCCCGCAGACCTTCGCGACGACGACGCGATCGCCGCCGCCCGCAGCGTGATCGCAGACTTGCAGGCCCTGTCGGATCGCCTCGCGATGGACGCCGTCTACGCCATGCGGGACCGCTGATCGGCTTGTAGTTTCGACAGACCACCACCACCTGCGACGGCCCGCCCGGGAGCGTTTCCCGCGGCGGGCCGTTCGCATTTCAGGAGACCCCTTCGATGATCGCGATCAACACCACCACCGGCCCGGTCCCCTTGATCGAGCCGGCGGGCGACGAGTTTCAGGTCGGCGAGATCCTCACGACGAACGCCAAACTGGAAAAGGCACCCGACGGCGACGAGATCATGGTTCGCGGCGTCAGCATGGCACCGGCGAAGCGTAGCGGCGTCGGCAACGTCTGCCTGTTCGCGACCCGGGCCTGCATCATGGCGTGCGTGCTCTGGTTCGGCGGTCGCACTGTCACTGAGTCTGTGCGTCACGCTGCCATCGCCCGGACGCTGCTGTTTTTCCTGCACCCCAACGTGTTCTTCGCCCGCCTCGACCGCGAACTGCGGAAGTGGCTGCGGGCGGCCGAGAAGGCTGGCGTGCGGTTGTACGTTCGCCTCAACACGGCGTCGGACATCAACTACGCCCCGTGGTTCATGTGGCAGTACCCCGGCTGCACCTTCTACGACTACACGAAGGACTACGACCGGGCCTTGGCGTACGGTCGCGGGCTGCTGGCCGACAACTACCACGTCTCGTTCAGCGTGAGCGAATCCACGACGTGGGAGCAGGTCGCCACGCTCCACGCCCTCGGCGTCAACCTTGTCGTGCCCGTGTCGTCGCACTACGTGCCGCAGGAGCACCAGTACGGCTACCTGCCCGAGCAGATCGTGTTTGTCGGCCCCGGCGGCGAGCGGATCACCACCGTCTGCCGCGACGGCGACAAGAGCGATCCCCGCGTGCCGGAGTACGACGGCCGCGGCGTGAGCGTGGGCCTGCGTGGCAAGGGAACCAACGCCGCGAAGGCTGCCGCGAACGAGCACGAGTTCTTCCGCCCCTTCGGTCTCGGCGACCAGTACTTCGCCGAGTTCCGCCAGAAGGGCACCTGCATCGTGCGGCTCGCCGCCTGACCCCAACCCACAACCCAGTACTGCGGCCCCGCCGGGAGCGTTCCCGAGCGGGGCCGCGGTCGTTTCAGGAGCCCCCCATGATCCGCGTTCGCTTCCATCTCGGTGCCGGTGCCCACTTCATGCACTGGCAGATCACGCACCACGACGGCAGCGTGACCTACCACGACCCCGACGCCTGCACCCTCACCATCTGGCAGGGCAGGCTCCGCAACCAGCCCGCCGCTGCGGCCCGCATCCACGCCGGTGCCAACAAGACCGTGTGTGCGTGGATCGAAGCCGAGCGGGTGGACGTTGACCCGGGCGTGTCGGGCGTGATGGGCGGTGCCCACGCTTCCTACAACCCGCGGGTCGCACCTCACTGGGTGATCAACGGACAGAACTCGGACGGTCGCAGGTTCCCGGTGCTCACCACCGCAGGGAGCCGCGTGTTCGTGCCCGAGATGCAGGCGATCGGCTTGTAGTTCTGGATCGACAACCTCAACACGAAAGGACGATGACGATGAGCAAGCGTCGAGTGCCCCTGTCCCCCCGTGTCACGCGGCACGCCGCCGTGGCGTGGCAGATCGGTGACATCAAGTCGCTCCGCCCGGAGTGGAGCGACGAGCAGTGCGTCGAGTTCATGCGTGAGAACGCGAAGCACATTCAGGATGCGATGGTGCAGGCCGGATGGACTGCCATCGAAAGCCTGCTGCCCCCGAAGAACTGACCCCAACCTCAACACGAAAGGACGATGCGATGACCATGCGATTTGAAGGCAAGTTCCAGTGCAACCCGCAGCCCGGCGACTTCCTGACCCTGAACGTCGGCAGCGTCGAGGTGCGGGCCACCATCAAGCACGACGGCCACTCCCGGCCATCGGACTACGAGTGCTACACGCCAGCCGACTGCGAGTCGTGGAGGCAGGGCGAGTGGTACTTCTGCGGCGTCGTGATCTCCGTGCGTGCCAACGGCCGCTCGGTGGACGAGCACCACGAATCCCTGTGGGGCATCGACGTCAACAACTCGGGCGACTACATCACCGAGATCGCCAACGACATGGCGAAGCGTGTCGATCTGACCGACATCGCACTGCGTCTCGACGAGTGCTCGCGATCCCTGCGTAACGCACGGGACTCGATGCTGCTCGGCTTGCCAGTCTGACCCCGGCCCGTGGTCGGCAGCCCTCCGCGTGGCGGGCTGCCATCCGTGGATCGTGGATCGATTGAACCTACCGGAGTACTGAATCATGGCTGACATGCGATGGACGATGGGCGGCGTTAGCAGCGATGGCGTTGCCATCCGAAGCGAGGATCGGAGCGTCGTCTGGGTCGAGCGGATCGACGGCTGCGGAGACGGCACATACCGCACCACCGACGAGCAGTGGCAGTCCATCGTGGACTGCATCGCTGCCGCACCGGAGATGCTCGCCACTCTGCGTGACCTGAGTCGCGAGATCAGGGCGGGCTCGATCCTCGACGCCGGGAGCATCGGGGACTGGGGCAGGTACATCGACGAGGTCATCGCCAAGGCCGAGCCGCCCCGCAAGGTGAAGCACACCGTGCATGTGACGGTGCAGGTCGAGGTCGAAACGACCCCGTGCTCGGCGTCCGACCCCGGCAACGTCTGCATGGCCGCCGTCGATGCGGTGCGTGACGGCGAGGGCACCGTCATCCACCACGAGATCGTGACCGAGCGGACGCGAGGCGTGCCGGGGCGGTGCTGATCGGCTTGTAGTTCCAGACACACAGACCACGACCCCGGCAGGTGCGTTGCCTGACCGGGGTCGTGGTGTTTCGGGAGGACGATCGATGCTGCGAAAGAGCAGGGCCGTGGAGAACGAGCGGCTGGGCGGGATGAAGGGCGAGCAGTGGTGCCGGGTCAACGTGCGGGGCATCAACCCGTACACCATCGACCGGGTGGTCGGCACCTTCACCACGGAGTTCTCTCGCACTGGGCGGAGCCTGCCCATCGGCGAGTACTCCACCGTGGAGGTGCGGGCGTACGACGTTCGGTGCCCGGACGGCACCACGTTCCGGTTCGCCCGGCTGAAGGACGCGAAGACGTTCATCGTGTACGAGAGCAACGGCCTCCTCATCCCGGCAGCCCTCGCTGCTGGCCTGAAGGTGCGTTGATGCGAACCGTCACGGAGGACGAGTACCGGGTGAGCAAGCGAGTCGTGCTCCGCCCGGGCGTGAAGTTCAGGGCAGGCGGCGGGCCGTACTACCGCCTGTCCGATGGCACGAAGGTGAGCCTCGCTGCGGCGGGCCCCTTCACTTTCGTCCGCTGCCACAGGCGGGGGAAGTACGTGCTGATCGAGGCACTCGACAGGAATGGGTGCTTCGCCCCGCTCCATGTGGCAGGCCGACGGGCAAGGATCACGCCCGCACTCGTGCCTCGTCCCTATGTGATCCGTTCCACGGTGAGGAGGAAGGAATCGTGAAGGCCGCGAAGAAAGTGGATCTCCGCCCCATCCGGGCTGCGTTCCGTGAGTTGATGAAGTACGGCATCCTCTGTGAGGGTGGCCGGTGGACGTGCTGCCAGTCGTGCGGACAGCACGACATGCAGTTGCGGTGGGACAAGGCGGCCGAGGACGAGAAGCCTCTCGGCTACGCCTTCTGGCACGTTCAGGACGACGACCTGCTGCGTGAGACCGGCGAACTGTGGCTGTCGTTCAATGCCTTCGATCAGGGCGACTCCCGGTTCGTGGGCAACCTCGTCGTCGGCGTGCTGAAGAAGCACGGCGTGCGGGCACGGTGGAAGGGTGACGTCCGCACCCGGATCGAGTGCATCCTCGTGAAGAAGGGAGGTGCGAAGTGAGGGACGAGCAATGGATGCTCGTGATCGAGGTGATCCGCGTGATCATCGAGATCATCCGGCACGGAGGCTGACCGGCTTGTAGTTCCGAGGCACGGCGACGGCCACGGGGGGAGCGTTTCCCTCCGTGGCCGCCGTGCTTTCCGGGCAGTGTACATATTGACACTGCCAGTACGATGGATGAATCCACAAGGAAGGACTGACAGATGATCGCAACCAATCTCCCCTCGACTGCCGAGGGTGCTCTCGTTTGGACGAACCACGCCGGCCGGTGCCGGGTGAACGTGGTTCGCTCCGTGTTCAACGCCCTCGGGCTGGCGAAGTGCCTGCCCCGCAGGGAGAAGCGAGCCATCGCCCTGCGACTGGCGATCAAGGCGTGGCTGATCGCACGGTACGGGAAGAAGGACTCCCGCACCATGAAGTTGTACCCGCTCGACCGCCGGGTGCTCGGCTTCGAGGTGCGGCGGAAGATCGACGGCACCGAGCAGAACGACCACCCGTACGTCTGCACCGTGAAGGCCGACGACCGCGGGGCGTACGTCACGTACGCCGGTGCGGCTGGCCCGCAGCAGGAGACCGACGACGTGACCCGCATCTACCTCGACCGCGTCGAGTGGTACTGCGGCACGACGGTGGGCTCGCTGATCAAGCGTGCCATCACCGAGAAGTGGATGGGCACCAGCCTCAAGTCCAACGGCGGCCTGTTCTTCCTGCCCGGCCAGTACATCGCCAACTACCGGGCGTTGGCCGACGGGCTGGAGCGTGGGCCCGCCAACCCGGACAGCGAGTGCGTGCTGACCATCGCCACGTTCGACGTCAGGTCGAACCCGGGCGTGGCCCGTGACGCGATGGTCTCGCTGCGGCAGGAGATCAGGACGGCGACCGACGAGATCAACGCAGACCTCGTCGGTGCCCACGAGATGACCGAGTCGGGCATTGCCAACCGCAAGGCCCGGCTGGCACGGCTGCTCGCACAGGCGGCGGAGTACTCCGCCCTGTTCGAGACCGGCCTCGATGACCTGAAGTCCATGGTCGAGGGCACGCAGAACGCCCTCGCCATGGCCGAGTTGGCCGAGGCTTCGGCCTGACCGGCTTGTAGTTCTGAGCGATCTCGATGCGGGCGGCGGGCACTGTGCTCGCCGCCCGCCCCGTTTCACACCCCGAGTTCAGGAGGACTCTTCGATGTTCAGTCACCCCATGTGGTTCGCGTTCGTTGTCATGCAGACCATGATCCCCACCCTGCTGATCGGCCCGCCGGGCTGCGGCAAGACGGCCTCGATCATGGCCCTCTCCCACGCCATCAAGCGGCGGTTCGTTCCGCTGATCGGCAGCCAGTGCTCGCCCGAGGACGTGTCCGGCCTGCCCGTGCCGGACATGGTGAAGTTCCTGTGTCGCATGATGCCCATGTCGTGGTCCGAGGCGCTGCTCACCCCGGGTGGGCTGCTCGCCCTCGACGAGTTCGGCAACACGCCCCCGTCGGTGCATGCCTCGCTGCTCACCGTGATTCAGGACAAGAGGGTCGGCGACCTGACCCTCGATCTGGACACGATGATCGTGGCGATGATGAACCCGCCGGAGCAGTCGCCCAACGGCACGCCGCTGTCGCTGCCCACTGCCAATCGGTTCTTCATCACCGAGTGGAAGAACGACACGGCAGCGTGGATCGACGGGCTCGCAGCCGGGTGCGAGTGGGCTGCCCCGCAGATGCCCATCCTGCCCGACGACTGGAAGACTCGCGTCCCCCGGTGGGGTGCGCTGCTCGCCACCTATCACCGCCGGTTCCCCGGCCGTGACAACGTGCTGCCGAAGGACGACACGATCCTCCGCTACCCGACCGAGCGGTCGTGGAGGAACGCCGTTCACTGCCTCGCTGCTGGCGAGGCTGCGGGTGCGGACATGTGGACCGACCAGTCCAACGTCCGGCTCATGGCAGCCGGGTGCGTCGGTGATCAGGCGGCCGACGAGTTCTGCGAGTGGAAGAGCACGTTCGACGTGGCCGATCCGCTCGACATCCTCGACGGCAAGGTGACGTTCAAGCACCGCGACGAGCGGCCGGACATCACGATGACCGTGCTCGCTGCTCTCGCCTCGACGGTGAGCACCGAGTCCACGTTCACGCCGGACCGCTGGGATGCGGCGGCCATGATCTTCGGTGAGGTCGGCAAGACCAGCCACCCGGAGATGGCGCTCCGCTACACGCGGCTGCTGCTCGATGCGACGGCGAAGTTCAAGCACGCCCCGTCGGCGAAGGTGCTCAAGCCCCTCGTCGAAATGAACGCGGCGATGAAGGTGGCCGGCTGACTGTTTCGGGAGGGGCGGCTCGTCACGGTGGCGGGCCGCCCCATCCCGACCAACACACAAGGGACACAGCGATGGACGCGATGCGAGCGAAGGTTGCCCAGTTCAGGACGGCGGTGAAGAAGATCCTCCCGTACTTCACGGGCGAGGTCTACGGCATGATCGCCATCGAGGAGAAGCGCGTCGGCACGATGGCGGTCGACGAGCAGGGGCGGATGTACTACGCCCCCGAGTTCGTGCGTCGGTGCTCGATCGAGCAGGGCCGGTTCACTGTCTGCCACGAGACGCTGCACGTTGCGCTCGGCCATGCTCGGCTGGCCCGCAAGATTCTCGGCGACAACCCGACGCAGTCCATGCTCAAGGCGTGGAACTACGCCGCCGACTGCGTGGTCAACCAGATTCTCGGTGCGTACCTGCACGAGGCCCCGGGCGAGGACGTGCTCGGCCCGGGTGCCACGATCGTGACGCACCAGACGCTCGGCCTGCCGCCGCGGCTGACCATCACGCAGTACTACGACCTGCTCTGCAAGCAGGAGGAGCAGCAGCAGGAAGAGCGCCGCCAGAAGCAGCGGCAGCAGCAGAAGGACAACGACCCGGACCAGCGTGGCGAGGGCGAGGACGATGACACGGAGGACGACGAAGATGAAGACGTGGAAGGGTCTGGTGAAGGTGAGCCTGATGATCGGGACGGCGAACCTGACGAGCAGGGAGGTGGTGATGGTGGGGAACAGGACGTTCCTCACGATCCTTCTGAGGGCGATGGCGAGGGTGGCGAAGAGGACGAAGGCGACGACGACGGTGAAGGTGAAGGTGGCGCTCGTCCCGGCGAAGGAGGTGCCGAACGGGACGGTGGTGCTGATCGCCCGTCGCAAGATGGCGGCGAGGATTCGTCGGACGCTGAAGGCGAAGGGTGCGACGGCGACCCGGCCGACGACGGTGGGGACGGGTCGTGGTCTCCGACTGGCGGCAGCGGCGCTGACGGAGTGCCTCGCGGATACGAGGCCGAGCGAGACCCCTCGTGGGCTGACCGCGAGTACTCGCTCGCCAAGCAACTCGAAGCCGCCATCGAGGAAGCCGAGCGCTCGTCGCCGGGCTCCGTCCCGGGCGAGTTGAAGGCGGCGGTCGGCCTCCGGCTACGGCCACAGCCTGACCCGTACGACGCTCTGCGTGCGTCCGTGGCTCGGGCTGTGGCCTCGCCGGTCGGTGCCCCCGACTTCACGCTGAAGCGGTTCAGCCGCAGGCAGCAGCCGGGCATGCCGCGCCTGCGTGGCGTGAACAAACTCACGCCCAACGTCGTGGTCCTGCTCGACACGAGCGGGTCGATGGGCTTCGGCTGCCCGGGCTACGAGCGAGCGGAGCGTGCCCTCGACGTGATCGCGAAGGGCATACGGAAGTTGAAGTCCGTGCGTGTCATCTGCTGGGACACGCAGAAGCACAGTGCCCGCATGGTGCAGTCCATGCAGGGCTTCGAGGTGCAGGGTGGTGGCGGCACCGACATGGGGCAGGCCATCGAGACGATCGACAAGGAACTCCGGCCCGACGCCATCCTGATGGTGACGGACTTGGAGACCGGCTGGTGTGAGCGGAAGCCTCGGGCCCGTGTCGTGATCGCTGCGACCGAGGCGCCGAGCGAGTACTACCCGACCCCAACGTGGGCGACGGTGATCGATCTGACGAAGGGAGGTGCGTGATGAAGTTGCGTAAGTCGACGAAGGAGTCGTGGCTGATGCGGGTGCTGATGGACCGGAAGGCCCGGTCCCTGCCGTACGTCGGAGGCATAGACCTCATGCCCATGGGCCGCACGCTGCTGCGGAAGTGGGCCGACGAGCACTGCGGCAGGTACGGGAAACTCACGCCGGAACATGCGGTCCGACTGCACGATCGGCTTGTAGTTATGGCGAAGGACATCGACGGTGCGGTCGTCGAGTGCGGCATGGTTCGTGGCCCGGCGTGGCGGCGCGGATACCTGTGGGCCTACGGTGCCATCGCCGTGCTCGACGAGTACGGCCGGGCGACCAGCGGGTCGGTGCTGATCCCCGGTGCCTCGGCCGTGCCGTACTACGTGCGCCGCAGCCTGACCAGTCCGAGGCAGTACCACCGCAGCATCCGCCTGTGGGATGACCTGTGCCCGGTGATCGAGGACATCGCGTCCCCGGAGACCGTCACCCTCAACCGGAATCAGGTCGCCCGCAAGGACGACGTGAGACCCGGCGACTGCTATCTCTACGACCTGACCCGGGCACACTCGCCCCGGGTGGTCGTGGAGAACTTGTACTTCGGCCGGGCCTGTCGGTTCGGCCTGCTCGACGAGATGATTGATACGGCACGGTGCCGTATCGTGTTCGGTTCACTCGCTTCTGCATGAGGTGCTTCGTGTACGACTACCACCCGTCGGTGGCCGAGATACTCGGCAACTGGATGATCCTGCTCGTCTCGCTTTCGTTCATCTTCTCCCTCAACCGGATGAGGTTCTAACCATGACCGGCTACTACTGGCTGCTGTGCATTCCCGAGGACGAGAAGCCAGCGATCAAGCGAACGCTGCACGCCACGGGCGAAGAGGCACTGGCCCTCGCCCTGAAGTACGTGCGTCGTTCGGGACGAAAGCGATTCAAGAAGTACGGGGCGACCTGCCCGGCGCTGATCTACAAGGTGACCGTCGAGGGCAGGACCGCCAGCGATATCGCCTACGAGGCGGCGATGTACGAGGCTGTGCGTCGATCGCTCGCCTACCCCAAGGCGAGCAGGGAGATCGACCGAGTGTTGCAGAACCAAGCGGACGCCTTGTGGCTCCACTTCCTGCGCCACCCAAAGAAGAAGGCCCCACCACCGGAGGACGAGTGATGCCAACGTGCTACGGATACGGACGTGCCAGCACCGACAAGCAGGAGTTGACCGAAGAGGTGCAACTCAAGTCGGTGAAGCGGCAGTACGACACGCTGCTCAAGCCCAAGGGCGTGCAGTGGGGCGGGTTCTTCTACGACGCTGCGGTCTCGGGCGGCAAGCCCTTCACCGAGCGGCCAGAGGGACTGAAGATGTGGATGCACCTGATGCCCGGCGACTATGTGGTCACGCACCACAGCGACCGGGCGTTCCGCGACACAGCCGACGGCCTGCGAACGGCCGCCATGTTCCGTGCCCGGGGCGTGACGCTCGTCATGCCGGACATCCCGCACGACCTTGAGACTGCGGACGGAGAGATGATGGCGACCATTCAGTTCGCGTTGAATCTCCGCGAGCGCCGCAAGGTAGGCGAGCGTACGTCGGCTGCGATGCGGGTGCTGGCCGAGCGAGGCGAGCGGTTCGGCGGCTCATCGCAGGGCTGCCCGATCGGCTGGATGTGGGGTGGCACTGGCCTCGCCCCCGATCAGGACGAGCGGGACAAGGTCGAGCAGATGGCGAAGTGGCACGCCGAGGGGCTGTCGCACGAGCGGATCTCGATGCGGGTCACGAGCCGGCCGTACCAGTGGCGGCGTCGGAACCGCGTGCCGAAGTTCGGCAACTGGTCTCGTCGGTATGTGGCCCTTGCTCTTGAGGCTCGTCGCCTTGGCTACCCGAAGGTGTATCTGAATAGCCCTCGACGCAAGAGCGCAGCAGGACGAACGCATCGAGCAGCCTCGACTTGATCGTTCGCCAGTCTCGGCCGCGGTCTCGGCCGATCGAGTTCAGGGACTTGCCCTCCAGCACATGGGCCTCGATCAAGTCCCGCTCTTCCGGCGGCAGCAGGCGGAGGCACGCCAATGCCTGCTGCCGCTGGTCGATTGTGAACGACAGGCCAAGCGCCTTGCCGAGGTCCACTCTCTCGTTCGCTGCTTCTCGCGAACGCTGCACCCGCTTCACCTCTTTGAGCAGGGCGTGCCTGATCGCCGAGCCGTAGTACGTCGTTGGCTTCGAGCGGGCAGGGTCGTAGGTGAACGACGCCTCGACCACCGCCAGTTCCGCCGCACCGTACAGGTCGCAGTGCCTGACCAGCCTGCCGTAGCACGGATGGCGTGACACGAATGCGCGCACGGCGGCAGGCACCAACTCCAATGCCGACTCGGCACGAGCCTTCTGCTCGGCAGTAAGGGTCCTAGTCTTTCTCATCGCATTTGGCGAACCCAAGAATCGGCACGCCACGCCCGGGCGCACATCTTCTCGTGGCAGCGGGGGCACAGCGTGGGCTCGCAGCGGATGCCGTGCATGTCCACCTGCACCGTGGCCGGCGAGCAGCCGCACTCACTGCAATCGCGTGCGCAGCCGGCGGAGGACGCCGCGGGATCGGTCTGTGCCGGCTCCGGCGGGCTCGTCGTAGGAGCCGTCGTTGACCTTGGCGAGCGGCTCGTACTCGACCTTCCCGTCTGCTTGGCGGAGCGCGTCCTGCGCCTTCCTCGCCCTGACCCAGTAGTCGTAGGAGACACAACCCCCTCCTGCCACGGCGATCCCCAGCAGCAGGGCTAGGGCGAGCACCGCGTAGATGAGCAGGCTACGGTCGCCCGATCCGTCGGGCCCCGGAGACGCTGCGTCGTGGACGTCACCCGAGAGCGGGTGCGTGTACCTGCGGTAAGTGTACATCCTATCAGGTCACTGCGCAACCTACGTTTGCTCGGAGCCTGCCCTCCCTGCTTTTATGGCCTGCCTCCTCGCGACTGCGTCAGGGCTTTGCCATCGCCGGCCGAGGGTGAGGTCCGGGTCCTCCGCGAACCTCTCCAGCGCGGCCCGCAGCCCGTCCTCGCCCAAGTCGAGGGCCTCGCACGCCTCCCTGAAGGGGACGACGGCATCGCCACCGTCTATCCAGCGCCGGGCCGCCTCCCTCTGGCGCCGGAGTTCCTGCCGGTACAGCAGCGCCGACTTCTTGTGGTTGCGCTTCAGCCACCTACCCCGGTCGGCCAGCACGAATGCTGACTGGGCCACAAGGGCGGCGCACAGCCGGCGGTACGCGCCCTCCACTTCTCCTCGCGAGAGGTGCTCGGTGCTCACTGCTGCACCTCCACCCCCGCTGCCTTCGGCGGGCGGCAGCCCGGCTGACGCAGGTCGTCGTTGAGTTGGGGCCACACTTCCTCCGAGTGGCAGGCGAACAGCAGGTTCCACGCGGCGTGCCCGAGGTGGTCCTCCGACCTGTCGCCTTCGAGGTACGAGTAGATGTGCGACAGGGCGTGGTTCAAGAACACGCTGATCGGCAGCCCCTTCTCGACGTTGAACGCCCCGTACTTCTCCGCCCCCTCGTGGCTGGCCTGCGCCACACGCCGCAGCCCGACCGGCGTGAGCAACTCGAACCGCACGTCCTTCGCCGTTCGCTTGGCGCCCATGCCGTACGTCGCCACACCGTCCTGCACCTTCGGCCGATCAAACAAACCCATGATCACTCCCTCCACTCCTTCGCATTGGACACGTCGATGTATGCGTTGCAACGCACAACGCTCCCTCCATTGACAGTCTTCTGCGTCTGTGTTTTTTCGCACCGGAACTTGACGGAGTACTGCCCCGCCTCGTCCGTGATCTGCTGCGTCAGCAGCACGCCCTCATCCACGAGGAACAAGAACCCGTAGAGCGGCACGCACAGGGCGGCAGCCGCTGCCTTGGCCTGCTCGATCTTCTCCATGGTGACGAGCCACTCGTCGCCCCACTTGTCACGCATCTCCGCCCGGGTCACGCCGTACCTGCACTTGGTCTCGACCAACCCGGCGATGCGCCCCTGCTTGGTGATGGCGGCGTCGACCTTGGCTGGCAGGCTGTCGGGCGTCCGGCAGTACGCCAGACCAGTGGCCCGCTCGAAGATCCCGGCGGCCCGCATCTCATCGACCAGCGTCTGCTGCCCCTTGGGCGTGAGAATGTCGAGGCTCATGCGCGGCTCCTCGCACCATGGACGTGAGACGCGAAGACGTGCATGTCGGCGAGCCGCACGGTGATCATCCACTCGCCGCCGTTCTTGCGGTGGCACACCGCCGGGATCGCCCCAGCCTTGGCCGCGTCGGCGGACGCCTGCGCCATGGCGTTGTCGATGTTGAGCCGCTCGACGCGCTTGCACTCGAAGTGCAGGCCCGGCAGTTCATCGACCACGACGTCGCTGTCACCGGCCGTGCCGCAGTACTGCTGCGTGCGGCGTGACGTGTAGCCCATCGCACTGAACTGGGCGGCAAGTTCCCTCTCTCCGTTGGCACCCTTGGCCCTGCTGTTGGTCATCACTTTCCGGCGTTCCTTCGCCGCTCCTCGTGTACCCACTCCGGCAACTCGGTCGGGTCCTCCTTCAGGCCCGCTCTCCCTTTCAGCCCAGCCAGAAACTCCAAGTCGACCTCTCCGTCCTCCTCCTCCTTCGCCTTCAGGATGTGGCCCAGTGTCAGCGGCTTGCCCGAGATGCCTGCGTGGTATGCACGGTGGCACTCCTCGCAGACGAGGATCAGGTTCCGATGGTGGTGCGGGTCACGCCCTCTCCTGCCGACGATGTGGTGCAGTTCGCATCGCTTGTTCGGCCTGAACTTCCTCCACCAGCACACGGCACACCGCTCGCTCTGGAATGCGTACGCCTCCAGCCACTTGCGGTCGGGCTTACTCCGACTCTTCGGCATCAGCCACCTCCGCCAGCAGCGACTCGCCGATCCCCGCCAGTGCGTCTGCGTACGGCTGCTTGTCGAAGTCCTCGATCGCCAGCCTCGCCCGGGCCACCATCAGTTCGAGCAGGGCGCGCAGGTCATCCTTCGGGTACTCGCTGCCTTCCCTGCGGCACACTTCATCGACCGCGTACTTCGAGTACACGAGCAGTTCGATGCAGAAGCGGTCGGTCTCTTGCCGTCGTTCCCACCCGAGTTCCCTGCGAGTGATGCACCCGGACGTGTACGCCACCGCCTCGTCGAGTGGGTAGATGGCGATGTCCTGCCAGTCCCGCTGCGCCTCGATCAGGTACGTCTTGTACGTCTTGCCTCGGTGCTTGGCCGGGATCGCGTCGGCGACGTGAGCCAGCCTCGTGTTGCGGGGTAGCGGCACCTTCCACGCCACGCCATCGAGCAGGTAGAAGCCTCGCTGCTTGCCGTCGCTGTGCCGTGAGTTCACGAAGTGAGTGGCCTCGTGCGCCCATGTGATCAGGCACCCGTCGCCGGCCCGGGCAGCCTCGGCATCTGCGGCCGGGAGCCTAGACAGCACGTCGACCAGCGCCGGCGGCAGCGTCTTGTCGGCGCACTTGCGGATGGCCGGAGCATCGACGTCGTCGCCGATGAGCAGCCCGCCGATCCACGCCACCACCACGAACAGCAGGAACACCCAGCCGATGTCACGAGTCCAGTTCATCGCCGCCTCCTTGCGTTGTCTCGCTCGATCTCCTCCATCAAGCCCCGCACCACCGCGACCATGATCACCACCGCCGAGATCGCGAGGGTGACCAGCGACGTGATGACGATCAGCAGCACGTCACGCAGCATCGGATTCATCGTCGTCGTCCTCCATGTCCAACATCTCCTCGGCCTGACGCATGGCAATCGATGCGGCGACGAGCCACTTCGCCATGGCCTCCACCTGATCTGCGTTCTCCAGAATGCAGACGGCCTCCGTCTGCAAGGTGACGCACGGGCGGTCGACCGGGAACGACGCCGTCAGCAGGTGGCGCGGCGTCTCGCGGTACTCGTCCACGTTGCACATGTCCTTCGCCAGCATCGAGTTCGCCGAGCCGTTGCGGTACGCCAGCGTGACGGCCCATCGGTTGTCCTGCGTGACGATGCACAGTGACTCGTGGTCCTCGCTTGGCATCGTGTTCATGCGGGCACCCCCTTGGAGATTTCCCGGCGGATCGCCTTGATCAGCCACTCGTTGCCGGGGCTGCGGCGCATCGTCCGCAGAATCTTCTGGAGGTCCTGCCTCGGGATGGTGCGTACGGGCTGGCCCTTGTAGGGGCCCCACAGCATGCGCGCCTCACGCCTCTTCGGCGTCTCGACCGTGGGCTTGCCGGTCACGTCGACCGACTCGGCGTCGAACGTCACGCCCACTCTGATCTGCGCACGCCGCTCCTTCTCCGCGGCCATCTCGGCGAGGGCCCGCTCCTTGTCGAGCCGCTCCTGCTCTCGCACCTCGGCGTCGATCTCCGAGAGTTCGACCTCGCCCTCCTCCGTTCGCTTGAGGAGTTTCTCTCGGTACTTCTCCGCCTTGGCAGGCGGCAGCACCACGTCGATGGCCGAGCAGACGCGGTGGAACTTCGTGTTGTCTTGGTAGTCCAGAATGCGGCAGTGCGGCTTCGGCCCCTGTGCGATGGCAAGCCGACGCAGGTACTCGGTTGGCTGCCCGTCCACGACACCCTTGCCCGGGCGGAGGGCGCGGCCCACGATCTGGAGGTAGCGCTGGAGGCTGCGGGTCGGCATCAGCAGGTGCAGTTCCTCGACGGCGGAGTCCCACCCCATCGTGAGGATCGAGATGTTCGCAATCAGGCTGGCCTCGCCCGACTCGTAGCGGTGCATCTCCTCCTTCCGCTGCGTCTCGCTCATGCCCGAGTACACGAGCGAGCACTTCACCCCGTACCTGTTCTCGATCATGTCGCGGAACGCAATGGCGTGCTGCTTGTTGAAGCAGTACACGGCGCCCCTCTTCCTGTGGTTGGCAGCCACGAGTGCGGCGTGCTCGTGGATCAGCGACTCGTCGCGCAGGATGCGGGCCACGTCGTCGGCGCTGAAGTCGCCGAGCCCGCCCTTGATGGCGCTCGTGTCCAGCCCCTTCATCACGACACGCTTCGCCGAGATCGGCACCAGCCAGCCGTGCTCGATCCCCGGCACCACGCCGTACTGGACAGGGCACCTGCCGTAGTACCGCATCGCGGGGCTGCCGTGGGGAGTTGCCGTCAAGCCACACACGACGGCGCCCCGCGAGCGGTATAGATCGAGCAGGTCCTTGGCTGGCCCGGTGCAGCCGTAGTGGGCCTCGTCCACGATGACGAGGTCGGGAGAGAACTTCGCGCCCCGTCCCCCGGTGAGCAGGGACTGGAGCGATGCCACGACGATCGGTGCATCGGACCGGGCGAACTTGTCGGCCTGCTCCACCTCGACGTCGCGGAGCCTGTACTCCTCCACGCCCTTCGCGATCTGGCCGCACAGCACGACGCGCGGGTCGATGACCAGCGTCCTGCGGTAACGCTCGGACAGCATGGCCGCGATCAGCGTCTTCCCGAGCCCGGTCGCAACCTCGCCGAGGCAGATGCCGTCGGACTCCAGCACGGAGTGGAGAGACTCCACCGCGTACTGCTGGTAGTCGCGAGGCTTCGGCCGCGGGTCGTCGAAGAGCGTGAGCGATGGGTGCATCAGTCGTCACTCCTCACGCTGCGACGGAGGGCGCTCCACACCACCTGCGTCCGGTCACGCCTTGCGCCGTTTCCGACGTACCTTCTGGCCCGCTCGGCTGCGGTCCAACTCTCCCTGAACGCCGTCGCCATCGCCTCGATCTCCTCCGGAGTCGGGTCCGGCAGGCGGCTGCATCGCTTCCGCAGGGGCGGCCTCTTCTGGTTCGTGAACTGCAAGTAACCCCGGACGTACGTCTTCGACAGGCCGCACGCCTTCGCCGCCTTCTCCGCCGACATGCCCGACATGTACAGCCGGGCTGCCTCCGCCATCCGATGTGCCTTCGATGCTCCGACCACCATGTGGAATCCCTCCTTGAAGAAACGTGCGAACGAACAGGACTGACTGGAGAGCCTTGACCTCTTCGATGAGGCGAGGCACATCGACGTTGACGATTCGAGGCAGGAGTTCGAGCGACAGGTTGTCGAGCCTGTACTCGATCTCCTCGATCTCGCGGCTACTGAGCACTCGCCACCTCCTTCGGTTTCGGGAGAGGCTTCATGGCCTCCCGGTCACGACGCAGGCCCATCAGTTCGTCCTCCGTCATGCGGCCAGCAGCCGCAGACAGGGCGGCCTTGGCAAGCACCGTGTCCCGGTCCTGCTCGGTGCGTGCTGCGACGAGTGCCTGTCTGGCGAGCGAGAGGGCCGCATTGCTTTTGGCCTTCGGCCCATCCAGACCGGCACCGTCTAGGTCGGAGTCCGCGGCCACGCCGCAGAGGCAGGCCGCGTCCTTGCGGCGGTAGTAGGTGACCTCCGACAGAACCTTCTGCGGCTGGCGTTCAGTCAGCCGGGAGAAGGCCCGCTCGAACTGGCCCGACGTATGGCGGAGCGTCGAGACCAGCCACTGCTCGTCGCCGATGATGATCGTCTTGGCGGCGAGGTCGAGGCCGTGCTTGGCAAGGGCCGGGGTGACGGCGTCGAGCACCTCGTCGAGGCTGGCGTATCGGCCGTAGTTTCCGGATGCGTTCTTCTTGATCGGCGCGTAGTCCGCTCGGGCTCGGCACTTCGCCGCACACAGCAGGTCCGTGAACTCGCTCTCGGCAGCGGGCATGAACGCCGTCTGCGGCTTGAGGCGGGAGTCGCGGCGGCACACGATGCCGTCGAGGTCGGTGGTTTCAGTCTGCTCGGTCATCAGTCGATCTCCTTGAGGGACCACGCGGGGAACTTGAGTTCGTGAATGTGGCCGTACCCGGCGGGTAGCCAGTTGCCGGTCTCGCGCCGCACCTCGATCTCTTCGAGGTCATTGGCGATCCACTGCACGCATCGCTCGACGAGCGCGTCAGGGAGACACACCACCTGCACTTCGTGCGGGGGCGTCGTGGACATGGCGACGAACACCATGCCGCCGTGGCCTATGCCAGCGGCCTTGGCGATCTCTCCGTAGAGGGCCGCTTGGTAATGGTAGCCGTGCGAGAGGACCGACGAACTCCACGTCTCAAGCGGGCGTGCATCTCGACACGTCTTCCAATCGAGCACGGTGCCGAGTTCGGTCGCCGCATCGAAGCGGCAGCGGAGCAGGTGGCCGTCGTCGCGATGGTGGATCGCCGACAACTCGTGCCATGCGATCTGCTCGTACAGATTGACGGCGGCAGAGTTCCTGAAGAACTCGGCGAGGATCGCCTCGCAGGTGGCGAGGTCGGCCGGGCTGGCGAGCGGCAGGTCCGGGTCCTGATCGGCCACCCACGCCTTGGCCGCCGCCGAGGAGGAGAGTCCACCGGAGGCGGTCACGTACTCGGCGGGGATTTCCGAGAGGTGACCGCGGTATTTCCCGGGCCCGAACTCAAGGGCGGCATGAACCACCGACCCGAGTTGCAATGCCCCCGAAGAGAAGGGAGACTGGGATCGGGTGACGTAGCGCTGGTCGTACCAGACCGGGCCACGGTGCCTGAAGTCCCACAGCGGGGACTTCGAGGGGCATGGCAGCCCGTGGTAGACGCGGTTCGGGAGACCTTCAACCAGAAGGGTCTGCCCGGCCGCCAATGTTTCCATGGCGGCCGGGAGGTCGGCAAAGTCGGGGCGAGAGGATTTGAACCTCCGACCTCTACGTCCCGAACGTAGCGCTTCCTCGCCGCCGTCCCCACGAAAGGCGTCGGCCATGTCTTCGATACTTGTGTCGGATTCTGTCATCGGTATGCTGCCGGAAAAGGACGCAGTGTACAGGGGTACAGGTATGAGGTCAATGGGAGAGGTAGCGGAGAACTACCTGCTGGGAAGGGACGTCTCGAAGGGGTACGCCTCGAACATCCGACGGACGGCGGCGAAGATGGACGCCGCGGGCATCACCCCCGCGAGCATCGATGGCGCGAACGTCAACATCTGGCTCTCCTCCTTGAGAACGTCTGGTCTGTCGCCCGTCAGTATACGGTCTGAGCGACGGAGCGCAATCACCATCTGGCGGCACGGGATCGAGATCGAGGTGATCGCGAATCCCATACGCCACGTCGTCCAGCCCAAGGTCCCTCGGCGGGTCACTCGTGCCTTCCGACGCTCCGATCTTACTGCCGCTGTCAATAGGGTCACGGAAAAATATTCGACCGAGAAGTTCAAGGGCAGCGGCTGTCCAAAGGGGCTGTGGCTGGTGACGTGGACCATGTTCGTCTACGAGACCGGCGCGCGATTCACAGACGCCTACGAACTCCGTGGCGAAGCGCTTGTCCACGGGGGAGTGGCATGGACCGCGAGCAAAACCGGCCTGCCCGTGATCAAGCGGCTGTCGCAGGGCACCGCGGAACGCTTGCAGCAACTGCTGGCGCTGTCGCAGGACGGCACCGTGTTCCGCTGGGCCGTATCTCGGCGCCACGCTTTCGCTGCGATCAGGAAATCGTACGAGGAATCGGGCCTGACGGGAGGCCGGACCCAATGGCTGCGGCGCAGCGGGGCGACCCACGCAGAGATGGACCGTAAGGGCGCCGCAATGGAGTACCTCGCCCACGCCACGCCCGGGCTGGCCGAGACGAACTACATCGACTACACGCAGTTGCTCGACCGGCTGGCCGCCCCGAAGCCGCTCGGGTAGTCAGCGCCCTGTTGACCAGCGCCAGAACCAGCGCTACCGTTGGTTGAACAACCCGAACGGCGTCCATCGCAGCCGAGCGGCCGAGGCGAAAGCACAGCCCAATGCGATGGCCTCCTGCTGGAAGCAGGCATGGTGAGTGCCCGTCGGTTGTACGACTGTCCGGACGGGGCGTGTGACTCTCACCCGCAGTGCAGGGTCGAACGGCCGCGACTGCGTGACCAAAATCAGCGACCGAGTAGAGGTCTGTCTCCGGCTCCAGCCGTCTGACAATCTCGCCGACTTCCTGCCGTGCGCAGGGAGTCGGTCTGCCCCCTCACCAGCCGTCTGCCGTTCAGCCGGCCGCCTGCCTCGGCTGCCGCTTGGTGCGGGTGGACTTGAATCGCTTGGCCCTGCCCTCGGGCGTGGACGGCGACTTGGCTGCCTTGCTCTCGTCGCGCATCTGCTTCTCGATCACCTTCTTGCGGGCGACCAGTGCTTGGAACTCCGGCGGCAGGGTGGCGACCACCTCGTCCGGCAGCGTTGTGCGCGAGAAGGATCGTGCCCCCGGGGTGCGACCAATGATCTGGTCGATGGCGGCCAGTTCGTCGCGGCGCTTCTGGTCCTCGTCCACGAAGTATCGCCGCACTGGCGAGACCGTGTTGAACAGAGCGTTGACGGCCGATTCGCTGCGGCTCTCGACGCGAGGGTCGAGCGCGGTGCCGACGAACCCGGTAACTCGGGAGGCCCCGGGGATCGCGAGATCGAGTGCGTGTCGCGCAAGGGGCGAGATCCTCGCGTGCTTGTCGCCCGTCACGCCCATCGCGACCTTGTCCCATTGAGATGGCACGCGGCCGATGGGCTGCTTCGTGTGCATGTCCACGCCGAACGCCGCCTCCGCAACGGTTCGCAGGATCGGCGACATTTGCGATGCGGCGCTCTGGACGGTCGCCATCCCCGATGCGCTCAACATATCGGACACGCCCGCTGCACCCTCCATTGCCGACGGACGGTAAGCGACCATGTTGAGGGCACTCGTGCCCGGGATGTCGATGCCTCCGAGGACAGCCTGCATGCCCGATGGCGCCAGCCCGATGTTGAAGTAGTCCGGCACGCCCATGTCCGAGAGCGCCTTGGGGTCGATTCCGAATCCGCCTCGATCCCGGTAGGACTGCGGCAGGTAGGAGTCTTGGTCGTCGCCTTGCAGCCGGTCGAAGGCGCGGAGCGTTTGGCTGTATGGTCCGCCCGGGTTGAGCAGCGCCTCCTTCGCGGCGTACTGACCAGAGCGAACGGTGTACGAGAGGAACGGGATCGCGAGGTCGCGCACCCGCTTCTCGATATCGGTCAGGCTCTCGTAGTCGACATGGATTTCCTTGAGGCGGCGAGCCGCCTCCTTCGGCGACACCCCTTGGGCGAGCAGGGCGTTGTACCCCGACAGCCTCGTGTGTGCGTCGGACCACTCGGCCGCGTCCTCGAACTTCTTGAAGATCGGGTTGTTCGTCGTTCGCCGCACGATTGCATCGGGCGCCGTAGACGTAATCCCGAGCGGGTCGCTCGCCCAACTCGCCGCGTACTGCCCCCACGTCCTCGGCCGATTGCCGATAGACACGCCCTTGATCCCGTAGAAGTCGAGCGAGTTCTTGTCGGTGGCGATGTCGGTGACAGTCTTCGCGTTGGGGATCGGCACGTTGAGCGGCGTGGACCCGGGCAAGACTTCGAGCAGCGCCTTGCCGGACCTGTCGCCGATCTCCCGCTCGACGCTGCCCATGCCCTTGAGCACGCCGGCCTCGGCGAGGTCGGACAGGTATTGGCTCAACATCTTCTCGTCGTTGCCGACCGTGGAGTAGGCCGGCAGCGATCGGATGTAGTCCAGCGCGGCAGAGTGGTTGCCGTTCAGCAACGTCTGCGAGTGGTACATGCTAGTGGACAGCGCGATCGGATCGCCAACCGTGACGACGTTGCCGATGGCGCCACTGAGCCAGTCGCGCGTGACCCGAGAGGGCCATGCGAGGACCTGCGACTTGAACGCGCGAGTCATCTGCGACAGGAACTCGCCGATCATGCCCTTCTCTTTGGGGCTGGCGAGCAGGTTCTGCGTCCTCGTCAGGTTGTCGAGGAACGACTCCGGCACGAAGTACTGCCGAAGGTCAACGTCGTCCGGGCTGACGGCATTGCCTTTCTGCGCCAGTTTGGCTGCGATGGCTTCACGCGCACGAGCGGCGGCGCCACCCGGGAGTTGGCTGCCCGCAGTGCGCTGCGACTTCAGGCCGACGCGCCCGAGCGCCTCGTGCAGCGGGACCACCTTGCCCCCAAGCACGTCGCCCGCATTGCCCGCGATGGCCCGACTGACCACGGCATCACCGAGGGCCTCGCCAGTGGCGACTGCCTTCATGCGCCCCGTGGTGTATCGCGCCACCGCCTCGGCCGGGTGGTTGCCGAACACCACCGGGTCGGCCGGGTCGAGTTGATTCAGGAATCGGGCGAGCGCCTTAGTTTGGCCGCGTGTCACTCGCGGCGTGACGAGGCTCGGGTCAAGGACGCCGACGGTGTTGCGCTGCGCTTTGGTGAGCCCGGCCGCCTTTGCGGCGGCGACCCGGCCCGGGTACTGCGCGGCCTCGCTTCCGGGCACCGTCCGGTAGTACTCGCCGTTGGGATCGTGGATGTCCGACATGAGCCAGTTGGCTACGTCGTTGTCGGACATAGTCGGCTTGCCGGTCTTGGGGTCGAGCCGGCCGCCGAGGAACTCCTTCTTCTTGGCGTAGTGCCGCAGTTGGTCGATGCCGCCCGGGAGTTGCAGGAACTTCTTTCGCGCGATCTGGTCGCCAGTGACGAGATCGTAGTACGCGCCCCTGCCGCCGCCCTTGCCGAGGATCGTGCGATCGAGGGCGGTGGTCATCATGTACGGACGGTAGGCCGCGCCGAACTTGTGCCGCAGTTGGTGGGCGTTGATGCCCGCGTCCTTGCTCTGAGAAAGCAGTTCCGCACGGAGCGTCGGCCAGACGCTCGCGAACTCCTTGATCTTCGGCGTGTTCTCCACGAAGTCGATGTCACGGGCAGTGGCAGCCACGCCTTCGACGTATCGGTCGATCGCCTCGATGGCGTCGGCCCCGTTGGCGTCCCTGATGCCGGTGCGCCGAGCCACGTCGTCGGGCACCTCGGCGAACTGAATCAGTTGCGCAATGTCACCGGACTTGCGCGCCCCGAGAGAGGCGCCCTTACCGCCGGCCGAGTTGATCTCAATGGCCGTGGCCTGCGCGATCGGGTCGATGACGCCGCCGGCTAGTTTGTTGCTGACGCTGTGGGCGATCCGGCCGACCGGAGACCATCGCACGTTCTCGCCGATTGCATCGAAGAAGCGAGCCGAAGCATCGCCCACATTCGCGCCAAACGGATCACCGACTGTATCCGCGAATCCCCACGAGCCAGATAGCGGGGTGTCGGCAATGTCGTCATAGTTCCACCTCTTCTGCCGGAGAAACCCGTCGAGGTGCTGCTGGATTCTCGCAGCCTGATCAGGGTCCTTCACCTGATCGACGAGTTGCCGAAGCGTGGTCTGACGCTGCGCCGCCCGCTGGCCGACGAGCGGTCGCGCCGTGTGCTCGACGAAGTCGTCGATCGAGTCTCGCCCGAGTGCCTTGAGCGTGCGCTGCGCCCGGCCGGGCAGGGTCGGCACCAGCCCCCTGACGGCTCGCTGCTGGAGTTGCCGGCTCGCGACCGACGCCGCGTCATCGAGCAGGCCGATAGCACGGGCGGCCTTGCCGCCTGCGGTGAGTGCCTTGAGCGGCCCGGAGACGAACGTCAGCGGATCGGTGGCAACGCCGAGCGCCGTGCCCAGTACGAACTTGCCGGCAGGGTTGGTCACCCCGGTGGCTCGCTCGGCGATGTCGTCGGCACTGACTCGCTGCCTCGCGTCGAGCGGGTTGTTCCATTGACCGTCCATCCCGTAGTCGATGACGGACCGGACGGCAGCGGCGGGCGTGTCGATGTACCAGAGTGCGTTACTGATGCCCCGCGGGGTGCGGCCAGCGACACCAGTCTGCGCCGGGTTGGCCGCGGCGCTCGCGTTGCGGGCGGCGATGATCTCTTCCGCCGTGTCGAACGCCAGACCCATTGGTCACTCCACCGCCGCAGAGTCGTCGGTTCCCACCTCGGTTGCCGGCGAAGAGGCGCCCCGGAAGCGGTCGTACCACTTGGCCGCCACCTGTTCCTTGACGCGGCGGGTGCTCGCTAGAGCCACGAACTCGTTCTTGCTGAGAGGAGGCGGAGGCGTGGCATTGGCGGCCTTGGCGCTCTCGACCTCCGCCTGCCTGCCGATGACGATCCTCCAGAAGTAGTACGCCTCTGCCGAGCCCGGTGCGATGGTGCCGCCCGCAAGCCTCTGCCACGCCCGGTCTCCGAGAACCGAGATCACGCGGTCCCGCGAAACCCCCGTCGGGTCCTTGGGGTCTGCCATGCCCTGCGACTCAAGCGCGTGCTGGCCGGCGGCAATCATGGTGTCGAACGAAGAGCCCGGCGGCAGCGAGTCGACGGCGTCGTAGACAGAGACAGTGAGCGAGTCCGGCTCCTTCTCCTCTTCACGCACCCGGCCACCGGCACGGGCGGCCTCGGCTGCGGCCTGATGTCGTGCGGCCTCCGTCGCGGCGTGCGCGTTCAGTTCCGTCTGCGCCATGTCATGCTCGCCGGCAAGCGTGTAGGCGTGGGCACGCTGCGCCGGCGTTGATTCCGGGTTCCGCAAGATGGCCTGCGCCTCCTTGCGGTGCATGGCGGCCCGGGATTCGGGGGCCATCCGCGACTCCCGGTGGCGGTTCGCGGCCTCGGTGGTGCGGAGGTGGTGCTGGTGGGCCGTCGCTACGGTCCGCTCTCCGGCGCTCTCCGCGGCGTCGGACACGACGTCGAAGTCGACTCCTTGGCTCTCGGCGAACTCTTGCAGCGATACCCCGGCGTCGATGTGTGCGCCGACGTGGCGACGGTATTGCATGACGGCCGACTTGTACTTGCGGTCCATCATCGCAACGACGCTGGGCGGCGGAGGCGTGATGACGATGTCCTCGTCCTTCACGCCGTTCGCCCTCTGGTCCGCGTATTGTTCGTCAGCCTGCTTCTGCCACTCGTTGTAGACCCGGGTGGTGAACTTATCGACCCGAGCCTGTTGTGCGTTTCGTTCACGCGCCTCGGTGATGTGGGCCGGCTCCTGCTGCCGTGCCGGCTGTGCGGCGGGAGCAGCCACGCCAGCCGCCTGCTCGGCTGCCTGCTTTGCCTTGGGCGGCACGTCCGCAACAGGGCCGGGCTCCGCGCTCACGCCGAGCATGGCCTTGTTGTGCTTGTCGACCTCGAACTTCAGCGCCGCGTCACGCTCCACGCCACGACGCGCAGCGAGCCGCGCTCCGCCCTTGCCGTCCGGACCGCTGTGCTCGGGGTACGAGGTCTCCGGCGCGAATCGGTTGTCGTACGCACCGATGCCGTGCTTCTTGTCGTAGTCTTCCTTCTCGTCCTCGAACGCGACACGCTCGTTGTGCTCGCCTACCCGGCCGCGGAACTGCCGCAGAGAGTTCCTGTCGAGCGAGTCGTAGTCGATGGAGACGCGCTGCCCCGTGGAGGTGCGGACCTTCACCGAGTTGGTCTTGGGATCGTAGGACTCGATCTCCCCGTCGAACACGTACTTGCCGCCCTTGGTGGCGATGCGGCTCATCCCCGGCGCGGGCGGCTTGCGCGGGTCAGCGTTGGGCGCTGGGCCTCGGGGAGCCGCCGGCGGGATTGCGCCCGGGCGACCATCCCCGGCCGCGGGCGGAGGAGGAAGGCCCGGCCCGACCGGCCGCCGCGGTGCTGGTGCCTTCCCCTTCACGCCGATCGTCGGATTCGGCACCATGGCGAGGGGCGTCTCCGTCCCGGCCTCTGGAGCGGGGATGACGCGGTTCGCGGGCTCCGCGCCTTCGATCCCGCCAGCGAATCGGCCGCCGCCCGGAACCGCCCACCGGGCCGCCGGGGTGTTTTGCAGTGCTTCCACCGCAAGCGGATGTGCCTTCGAGTTGGGGTCGTTCGCGACGATGATCCGCAGTTGCTCGCCAGACCAAGCCAAAGGGTCGGGCATCCCGGCCGCGTCGGCTGCATCGACAAGTTTGGTGTAGAGCCAATCCTTGCCGATCACATGCATGTCTTGTCTGGTCCGCTCGCGCGGATCGACGGGACGCGCAGCCTGCCGAGCGGGCGCTTGGGGGGCTGGCGCGTTGGGCGCTGGCTTCGGCGGAGCGGGCTGGCCGGCTACGGGCTGTGCAGCGGGCCGTGCGGCTGGCCGTGCGGCTGGCCGTGCGGCGGGCCGCGCGGCTGGCGCCTCGTCGCCCGGGCGTGGCGTGTCGTACGTGAGCACACCCGTCTGCCCCGAGAACGGATTGGGGTTGTCCTCGACCTGACCGCGGGGGGCGGTGGCAAGGACGTGCTGCTGCTGGTCGGGCGGCAGGCGGTTCAGTGGGGCGGTCACTCCCCGCCGAGCCTTCGGGTCCCAGATACGCACTCGGCCGGACTGCGGATCGTAGGCCGATGCTTGTCCGTTGCCCTGCCACGACCAGTCGCCAACCGTGACGGTGTACGGGCGAGGCCCAGCGGCAGCGGGCTGTCGCACCTCCGCCGCAAGTCCACGAACGGTGTCCTCCTGCGTGGCCGGCTTCGCTGCCGGGCGCGGGGCCTGCGGGATGTTCTGTGGAAACAGCGCGTCCGGCGGGTGCAGGTCGAACTTCGGCTTGGCGTTGTAGCCCGGCTTCTTCGTCGGGTCGCCGCCCGTCGTGGGGTAGAGATTCCTGCCGGCCGGGTAGTCGATCGAGTCTTCGAGGCTTACGGGGGCAGTCACGAGCGGCAGCCCGGGGTGCATCTGCCCCATGCCAGCCTGCATGCCAAGGGTCAACTCACGCATGCGGTCGCTGTCGCCCGCGTTCTTGGGGCTCCACTCCTCCAGACGCACCTGCGGCTTCGGGGCCGAGAGGTCCTCGGCCGTGCCGTCCTCGTTGTAGGACATGACGCGGGGCCGCCCCTCACGCTCGGACTTCATCCTGCGAATGCGGTCTTCTGCCGTCTCTGCCATTGGTCACCTAGTCCGCGTAGACGTGCCCGGATATGCCGATCTTGGAGTTCTTCGCCCGCGTCAGCGCTTCGCGGGACCTCCGGAGCCTCTCCTCTCTCCTTATGGAGCGGCGGGCACCGATCGCACCCTCCGTCGGGGAGGGTTCCGGCGGGAGTTCCGCTGGCGGAGCAGCCGGGGCGTCCTCCTCCCACGAGGGCATGACGTCGCCGAGGGTGTCCGGGGCAGGCTGCATGGCCCCGTTGATGATCAGGCCGCCAATACCGAGTGCCCCCACGCCGCCCGCCGTGCGGTATGGGTGCCGGTATGCCGCCCCGGCTCCGCTCCTGATGGTGCGGAGCGCTCGCTCGGTCACCGACTCCGGAGCCCTCCACGGAATGAACGCGGGCTGGAACGGAGACCGGGGAGTGTACGGAGAATGCTCGCCGACCCGAGCATTCAGTACGGGGTCGAACTTCGAGTGCTTGCCGATATTGGCCGCAAACGGGTCGAACGGAGACGACGAGCCGATCAGCGGGTTGTCGTACGGAGAGGCCGCCCCGGTGTTCGGGTCGTACGGCGTAGCCAATCCGCTATTCGGGTCGTACGGAGTTGCCGCCCCGGTGTTCGGGTCGTACGGAGTTGCCGCGCCGGTGTTGGGATCGTACGGCGTGGCCCTGCCGACGTGAGGGACCAAACGGTCGAACGGAGACGACGCCCCCTCGGGCATGTCGAAATCAATGTCGGCACCGTCCATTCCGAGAGTGGCGTTCATCCGCCGGGCGCTCTCGATCAACTCTGCCTGCGCAGCCTCGTCGCGGTACACGGGCGTGTGGTAGTCGTCGTATCCGATCTCGTTGAGGAAATCTTGGAACGACTTGTCCGCTCGGGCGGCCGTCGGGGCAGCGGGCATCGCTGCGCCGCCACGGGCGCGGAACGCCCAGCCGCCGTCCTCGCCCGGGCCGAGCACCACGTTGTCGGGCACGGAGGGCGGCGGTGATGCCGGAGGCGGAGCGGCCGGCCGCACCGGCGCAGCCTGACGGCCACGTCCAGCACGCACCCCAGCCTGCCCCTGACCGGCGTCCGGCTTCCTTGGAGACGGGGGAGCAGCCGGCGGTGTGCCCGCGGCCGGCGGCGGCTCGGAGACCGCGGCGGTCGTGGCAGCCTTGCGCGGCTTGCGCGACCCCTTGGTGTCTCGCACAGCGGCGTTGAGCGCGGCCTGATCGGGAACGTCGGCGAAGGCGCCGGGGTCGTAGCCGTTCGGGTCGATGCCCATGAGGTCCGCATCACTCGGACCATCGTTGTCGAGGCCGCGAAGTTCTGCGTCGAGGTCAGCCATCCCCGCGTCACGGTCAGTGCCACGGAGCGCCCGCTCTTCAGGCGACCAGCCGCCACGCACTGCCTCGCGCCGAGACTGAACGGTCGTGCCGTCGTCCCGCTTGGCGGCTGCACGCAACTCGGACTTCGGCACATTGACAGCCGGGGTCTGGCTGCGCTGCCGGCCGGAGTCTGGCACCGGCGGCAGGCCCTCGTCGCCGGCGGGCGCAGTCGTGGCGGTTGCCGGCGGCTTAGTTCCGCCACCTCCAGCCGCCGCGGCCTTGGGCTTGCGGCCCGGGAGCGGAAATAGATCGCGGAACTGTCGGGTCGCCGCCGCGTTCACCTGAACAGGAAGAGCATCCTCGCTGCCGGTGAACGGATCGTCGATCTCCGAGGCGAGGTCCTCTGGGTCCGTCGGACGCGGCGGCTCGACCTGCGGCTTCGCGGGTGCGTCGGCAGGGCCGTCGGGGCGCTTGGTGATCTCGTTGAGTTTCGCCTCGTATTCGGCGAGGCTCGCCTCGTTGATGGTCCCGGGCTGCCGTGGCCCAACGGGCTCCGCGAACCGCGTCTCCGTCTCGGGGGCATCACGCATCCCGAACTCGACCGGCTGCTGCTCGCGAACCTTGGACGAGTCGCGGGCCTTCAGCCTGCGGTCGGCGAGACGTCGGGCGCGATCACGCAGGAAGTCTCGGACGTTCGGCTCCGGTGCCGGAGGGAGAGCGGAGGACGTCGGCGGCCGGATGTTTCCGGACACGACGTCAGCCTGACTGGCGGCATCGTCGCCGCGGCGAACGCCCGGGGGCATGACGTTGGGGATTTCCCAGCCGTAGCCGCGAACGAGCGTGGAGGCCATGCCGTGCATGGCGTCACGCGCGGCCGACGAGGAGATGCGCTCCCCGGGCATGTCGTTTTCAACGATCGCGCGGGCGTGCTTGAACGCGATGTCGTATGCGTGCTCGGGGCTCTTGGCTCCCGCGATGCGCGACAGGCGAGCCTCGCCGTCCTCGGGGAAGTTCTTCAGGACTTCCTTCTGCGCGGTCCCGAACCTGCTCTCGGTGCTCTGCGTGTGGCTGACCCCGAGTCGCCCGTACGACGACCCGTGGTCCATCTTGGCTTCCTCGATCTCGTCCGAGGAGAGCCTCTTGGCCGAGTCGGCGGCGTTGGGGTAGAAGCCGGCAGCGTTTGCCGCGTCTCGGCGCCGACGCTCGCGAGAGGACTCCGAGACGCGATTCTCATTCACGGTGTCGCCTGTCGCGCTCTTGCCGCGACCGCTCGTGCGAGTGCCGGGGGCCCGGTACTCGGGAGCCCGCGGCTTGGCGTCGAGTTTGTTCGGGCCTTTGCCAACCCGAACCCGAATGGACTTTCTCTTCGGCGGCTCCAGTTCCACTTCCGGCTCACGGAGCACGATCTCTTTGTCCGGCAGCCCGACCTCGGTGGTCCGCTGGGCGACCGGCAGTGCCTGCGATCCGTCTCCGCCGCCAGCGATCACCTCGCTGCCTCGGGGCTCGCGGCCAGTGCCACGCCATCCGCTGCGGTCGAGCGGGGGGTTGAGATCGAGCGGCCCGGCGGCGGCGGGCCCGGGGCTGCGGCGCTCGCGGCGATTGATGTCGGCGGTCGTGAGCGGCTTCTCTGCGTCACGCCGTGCGTCGGTCACGTCTTCGAGGGCGCGGCCCGTGTTGCGCACGTCTCGCTTCTCGTTGTCGGCGCCCTCGCGCTTCAACTTCTCGGCGATGGCCTTCTCGGAGCGCCCCGTGCTGTCGTAGTCCGAGTTGCCGCCAGTGCGCGAAGTCTTCTCCTCGGGGCCGCGGGACTTCGGCAGGTCCTTCGACGGATCGAAGTCCGGCCCGGCCTTGCCGAAGACTAAGTGGTCGAACTGCTCGCCCCAGAGTTTGTTCTGCTCGTAGAGCCGGCGGCGCACGATCTTCTTGTTCTTGTTCGACAGGCCAGCCAGCGCCCTCTGGCCCTCCTCGTGAGAGAGCATCTCCCGCAGTTCTTCGGCCGGGGTGTTATCCCAGTCGTCCGGTCGCACGACCTCCGACACGGGCTTCCGCGCACGGCCAGAACCCTTGGCCGGCTTGCTGCCGATCTCGTCTGCCTTGGCAGCAGCCGCGAGGTTGTCCTCGACGTACCGCTGGATGTTGGTCGCTGCGCCGCGAAGCCCGCCTGCCATGTGTCAGTCCTTCTTCTTGAACGGGAACGGCTTCTTGCCCTTCTTGAATGGCGGGGCCTTGCCCTTCTTCTTGGGCTCGTCCTCGTCCTCTTCTTCCTCGTCGTCGGCAGCCCGCTTGAGGTCTTCGGGCAGGTCGTCGCTCTCGACCTTCGGAGCCTTCGATCCGCCCTTCTGCTCTTCGTGCAGATCGGCGAGGTCTTCCTTCTCCTTGTCGTCAGCGTCGGCGTCCTTCTCCTTGGCCTTCTCGCTCTTGCCCTCCTTGAGCAGGGCCTGACGGAGAAGGCGCTTGAGCACCGAAGGCTTCAGGTCATCGATGTCGATCGAGTCCATGGCGTCCCCTAGTTGAAGAGTCCTTGCAGCATTCCCATCTGCTGGTTCATCAGCGCTCGTCGGATGGACTCGGCAGCCTGCGCACCGGCGAACTGCTGGCCCCAACCGGCCTGCGACATGGCGTGCTGCACCATCGCGAGAGCCTGCGCCTCACGCTCTCGGCCGAACTGGAAGTCCAGCCGCGCCTTCGCGTTGTTCATCTGGTCCTGCGCTGCGATCCCCGCGGAGTCGGCACGACCCTGCGAGAGCGCCTGCTGCTGGCCGATCTGCGAGAGGTATCCGGTGCCGCGAGACGACCCGAGCCCGTTGCGGGCGGCTTGCTTCTGAAACATCCGCTGGTCGCCCATCATGTGGGCCTGACCCATGCGATTGTTGATCGCGCTCTGCGTGGAGTCGGCGGAGATGTACTTGGGAGCAGCCTGCGTCGACTGACCGCCGTACGCGCCGTTGCCGGTCTGCGGCGGCTTCCGCCCGGGCATGGGGGTGTCGATCCATCCGCCGCCGGGCTGCGACGGCCCGCCGGGGTAGCCCCACGCACTGCCGCTCGCTCCTTGGTTCTGCGATGCGATCACGACATGCCCCTCATGCCCATGGAGGCGATGCCCCCGGCGAAGCCGATGTTGTTCTTGAGGATGTCGGCAGCCAGACCGATCTGAGCCGCGCCGCGCTCGGCGTAGTCACCGTAGATTTGGGCGAGGTTGCTGGCCCCCTGCGTGGTGGACTCGGCACGCTTGGCCTGCTGGTCCATGAACAGTTGCTGGTTCTGCGCGTCCACGGCTCGGCCAATCTGCGAGGCGTCGTTCTGCGACGTGGCCCGCATGAAGGCTGACACGTTGGGGTTCGAGGAACTGCCGGTGTCGAGCAGGCCAGCAAGCACTCCGCCCTTGCCGATGCCGCCGCCGACGTTGATGCTGCTCCGGTAGGAGCCTGTCTGCGGGGCCTGCGGAGTCTTGCCTCCGAGCCCGCCAGCGAGACCGCCGAGTGCCGACCGCTGGGAGTCAGCAGCAGCGCGGTCGCGCCTCTGCTGCTCCTGCCGGATGATGTTCGTCCGGTTCATCTGGCTGTCTTGGAGGCGCTTTGCGTCTCCAGACGGATGACCCCAGCCCGAGTGCCGGATGAGTTTGCCGTTTCCGGGCTTGCCGTCCGTCTGCCAGACGACGCCGTCGGGGCCCCGAGCGCCCACCAACTTTTCGATCTTCGACAGGTTACGCCACCAGTCCGGCGCTTCCTTTCGGTCGACGGTCGTTCGATCGCCCCATGGTCCTCTTACTGCGCCCGACATACCGCCTCCTGCCACCGTGCTGCTCCGCCCTGTTTATGGGGCGGGGCACGGCAATCACGGCAGGGCTTCGGGGTAGCGGGCGCCGCGGCGAATAGCCAGCAGAATCGCCGCCTTTCCCGCGGCGTTTACGTAGGGGAGTTTCCTCTTGCCAGCCTCCTCGGCCAGCCACGAGGAGATCAGGTCGACGTTGTCCCGGCACCACTGGATGCCGCGGCGGTCCATTTCTTTGGCCCGGCGGTTGCACCCGCAGGTCGGTGACGAGGTGATCCCGATCATCTTCAGCAGGCCCTTGAGCGCGGTCCCTGCTCCCCGAGGGGGGTCTGTCTTCGGGGGCCTGACCCGGGGGTAGGCGGGGTGGGTCTCATCGATAGTCCAGATGTCGCCCCGCTTGGAGACGACGCAGGGCTCGACCTCCTGCCATCGGTAGCCGCGCTCCTTGCATCGAGCGATGAACAGGTCTCGGTGTCCTGTGATCACGGGAAGGGGTTCTCGGGTGGTGGCGTGCAGATCAGTCCGGGCTCAAGCGGGTCTATGTATTCGGGGTCCGGCGGTACGGCGAGCGGCCCGCCTATGCCCTGAAAGTAGTACTCCATCTCCGTGCGCTTCAGGAGACAGTCGGAAACGTCTTCCCACTTATTCGCCGCGCAGTCGTAGACGAACGCGCGGTAGCGAATCCGCGTGGAGTATGTGTCGGCGAGGCCGCCCTCTTCGACTGGAGAGCAGGACGAGCCGTCCACGAGCGTGGACCGAGAGGTGGCGGCCGTCGTGCGCAATATCCCTATGCGAACTCCGGCCGCCTCGTACCGGAGCGCAGCCTTGTAGTCAGCCCAGTTGCAGTCACAGCCGTCCCCCTCACAGTCGTCAACCGGCAGGGGTATCTCTTTGTAGTTCGGCCGCCAAGCGAATCCGGGCAGGATCGGCGGGTGCGGGGGGTCGGGCACCCGATTGTATGCGCCGATGAATGGCGAGTTGCACGGCTTGAAGTGTATTGACCCTTCCAGCCAGTCGCCGCCATGCTGGTCGCTGTTCTGGACGCCGAAGCACGCCGAGGCGCTGCCGGTGTCGACGGGCTTGTAGGCGCTGTAGGCGAAGCAGTTCGAGGTGCTGATCTGCCACCCGTTCGCACCGCCGCCAGCCTCGCTGTTCGCGAACTGGAGTTCGTCGTTCAGCGTGTGGCAGTTTGCGCACGGGCCGCAGCAGACCATCGAGCACAGGGCGGTCGGGACCGTGAAACCTGAAACGTCCGCGCCTAGCGGATGGCACGAGTAGTCGTTTGGGTACTCGTACGAGCAGATGGACTCGCCGCAGCCCTTATTGCACTCCTCCTCGGTGTTCCAGTAATCCTCGTCGCCCTGCGGCGCGTAGACCTCCACGCACCCGTACTTCGGTTCATCGCACGGGACGAGCGGATTGGTCGTGCCCTTGCATACCCAAACGAGACATGTGCAGAGGACGTCGTCGCACTTCGCCCCACCCGTCCATGTGTACGCGGCCCCGAGCCTCTCGGCCTCTTCCCGGCACTGCTCCTCGGTGTATCCGTCGTTGCAGACGGCTTCCTGAAATACGCCGCGGCACTTCTCAAGCGAGTAGCCGATCACCTTCCACCCGTCCTTGTTGTCCGGGCACACCTCCAAGAAGGGCTCGCCGCCCAGCGCGCCCGTGTCGCTCGTGGAATAAACGTCGCAGCCGTCAGTGATCCATATCTCCTCGTCGTCGGAGGTTTCCTTCACGACGCCGATGCACCCCGCGCCGTTGGCCGGTTCGTAGAAGTAGACATGCGTCTGCACGCAGGCCCCGGGCGAGCAGTCGCAGTCCCGAATGCAGCAGGCCCCGACCTCCGGATCGCACTCCCGGTTGCACTCGTCAAGCGTGCCGTGCCACGAGAGGACCAGCCCCGGGTCCACGATGTCCTCGCGGGGGACGCATTCGTATGTGTCGGTGGCCGTGAGCACGCAGCCGTACCGACTACAGTCGCACGAGATGTCCGCGCACTTCTCTCCGGCGCTCCACCTGTGATAGACCGCCCGTCGCTCTGCCTCCTCCTCGCACTCGATCTCCGTGTAGCCGTCGAGGCACTCGTAGTACTCCTCCTCGACGGCCTCGCACTTATCCTTGGAAGAGCCGACGAGAGACCACTGCCAGTCGCTACTGTCGGTGTCGTCGCACAGCGAGATGTCGGCGTCGGTGTCGGTGGTCTTGAAAACCTCGCAGCCGTTCGAGGCCCAAATCTCCTCGCCGTCGCTGGTCTCCTTGGTGACTTCGACGCACGCGCCGGTTGCGTCCTTCTCCCAGTACGACCACACCTGCTCGCAGGACGTCTTCGTGCAGTTGTACTCGCACTTGTACAGGCAACAGGCGCCGGTCTCGTCAACGCAGGCATACTCGCACTCGGCGAGCGAGTTGTGCTCGGACAGAACGATCAGCGTCGGGTCGTCGTCTGTTGCCTTGTAGCACGACCGCCCCTTGTCGGGGTCCTCCGACTTGTAGGCGCAGACGTACTTACCCTCGTAGCAGAACTCCTCGCACTCTTTGAGCGAGCCGTGCTCCGTCAGGATCACGAACGACGGGTCTCCGTCGTCCTTCCGGCAGGCCCGGTCGGCGTCCGAGCCGTCAACAGGGTATGCGCAGACGTACCCCTCGTCGCAGTTGTCCTCGCACTGCTTGAGGCTGTCGTACTCGGCGAGCACGATCAGTTCCGGGTCAACGGGGTCCGTCTTCTTGGAGCAGAAGCGGTCCTTGGCCGGATCGATGGACCTGTACGCGCAGACGTAGGTGGCGCCGCAATCCTCCTCGCATTCCTTCTTCGTGTCGTGCTCGGAGAGGACGATGAGGTTCGGGTCGTCGTCCGTTGAGGGGTAGCAGTCCCGCTCCGCAGGAGTCTCCGAATCGCGGTACGCGCAGACGTACTGCGTCTCGCAGTATTTCAGGCACTCCTTCTCGGAGCCGTACTCGCCCAGCACAGTGCCCGGCTCCGTCCCCTTGGGGTAGCAGTCCTGCCCCTCATCCGGGTCGTCGGTCGCGGAGCGGTACGCGCAAACGTACTTTGCGCAGCACTTGTTGATGCACTCCATCGCCGCCGCCATGGCGACCTTGCCGCCGCGCACAACGAGGGCGCCGTACTTCTGGAGGAGGCTCATGCGGTGATGTCGGCGCAGTCGGTGAGGGGCAGGCTGACGACGTCGGCGTCCCGGTCGTCTCCGGCCAGCACGTACGTATCGCGGCGCTGGAAGTCGATCGACGACTCCCCCATCACTGCGTTGGTCAGGTACGTGATTCTCTTGAGGTCGACGATGAGATCGTCTGCGTCCTTCGAGCCGAGAAGGAACCCCGACTTGCGGGTGAAGATGATCTGCGAGTCGTCAACCTTGATGTCGGTGATGACCTCGACCTCTTCGCCCTTCGGCTGGAGCATGTACTGGAGCATGCCGGGGGACGACTGGACGCCCAGCAGGTCAGGTCGCTGGCTTCGGATGTTGAGGTTGCGCCCCATGAGGCGATTGTCGCCGAACACGGCGACGGAGTTCGCTGGGCCGTACCCGCGCAGGCCAACTATGGCGGTCGTCGGACCGGCAACGCCGACGGCGATGTATGGACCCTCCGCGATGGAGGTGATGTTGTCCCACCCGCCATCGCGCCTCGTTGGCTGAAACCGGCTCCGAGGGGCGACCGGCTCCGTCTCCTCGGGCTGATCGCGCTGCCGCTCCCTCTCGTCCTTTTTCTCTTCGCGCTTCGGGGGCTTCCGTCGGGACTCCGGTGAGTCCATCTGCGGGAAGCGATACTTCCTCTTCGGCGGCGTGACGAATCTGTAGTCGGGCGGCGTGTAGTCGAACGACACGGGGCCGCGATGCACGAGCGGGGCCGCGCAGTGGGCGAGCGCGTGCATTGTGTCGTTGGCCGCCAGAGGCGACTGCCCGCCCTCGATGAGCGACTGCTCGATGCGACCGGACTGCTTGGTGAACATCAGGCGACCCCGTACACGTCGAGCGCGTGGATGACGAATGGCCCCGAGTCGGTGCGGTCCGCCGACAACTCCACGGCGACGTGCCGGTCGTTCCCTCGGAAGTCGTCGATGGTCTGCGAGGTGAACAGGGCGCGGCACACTCCGGAGGAGACGCGCTCTGGCAGCAGGCTTGCGTCCATGTCGATGGCGGTGACGGGCTCCTGCGTCTCGTATCGTTCACCAGTGCCGCGGTCCCGGGCGGCCACGTTGATCCGCGGGTACGGCGAGTTGTTGTAGAAGAGCCGCAACTTCATGGAGCACGGCCCCTGCGTCGGCGTGAACAGCATGGCTACGTTGCGGTGCGTGTCCCGCTGCTCGACGGGCATGGAGTCGTGCGGGTACTCCATGTTGCCGGTGCGGACCCAGCACGGCACCGGGGCCTTCCCGTCCGCAGCCCGGCATGTGCCGGTGGCCTGCTCGCCGGATTCGGGAGGCTCGATCTCGATCGCGGGGCTCGTGTAGCCGTACCCGCCGCAGCGCACGTACAGCCCGAGCAGCGACCCGTCCGTCCCGACGGCCGCCTCGACAACGGCTCCTGCTCCGTCCCCGGTGACGGTCACCTTGGGCGGTCGTCGATATCCGCTGCCCGGCTCGATCAACTTGGCCTCGACGATCGTGCCGTCGGCCCGGTCGAAGTTGCCGGTGCCCAGCGCGAGGATGTCCTTCTTGCTGGTGCCGAACACGCACTGGACCGAGCCGGACTCGTCTCGCATGTTCGCGCCGCCCACGAGCGGGGATGCGTAGCGCTCCTCCCACCAGCCTTGGAACTCGAACGAGTAGCAGTACTGCCGCGTGGGGTAGTCGCCGGGCGAATCGCCCTTGAGACGCACCGAGATTCGCAGGCACCGGGCGGATCGGTCGGCGACGACGGAGAACCACTGCGACTTGGAGAAGTCGATGTCCTCTTGGAAGAGCGTGTTCATCACCGTCGAGATCGGGCGCACGTCCCCCGACAGGTCCATGGCGTACACGCCCTCGTTGTCCATGCAGAAGATCGTGCCCTGATATTCGTCCCAGCAGCGCTGGTTCAGGCAGCCCCGGTATGCAGCGATCTGCACGTTGGCGTCGATGATCGGCTGGGACACGTACGAGAGCCGGTGGGCGTGGCGTGACTGCATGATCCCGAGCGAGGCTCCGTACGGGATCAGCGCCGTGATGTGGTCGTGCCCTCGCACGTTGGTTTGAAGCACCAACTCGTTGATGTCCGGGCAGGACTCTGGCTCGTTGTACTCGGAGAACCGCAGCACGTTCGGCTCGCTTCCGCTGGTGTCGACGGCCATCCAGAGGCGGTCCTGATACACGACAGCCACCGCCTTGTCGGACGGCGGCACGCCGAATCGGTTGGCGTTGAGTTCGCCGTTCGGGAGCAGGATCGGCATGGCCGCATACCCGTCCCGCTCGTAGTCGGTCAACTCCATGTCCGTCAGGTCCTCGACGAACGAGGTGGCGTCTGGCGGAAGAGTGGCGACCCGGTAGGCAGTATACGCCTGATCACTCGTGGTGCGCCAGAGTTCGATCGCGACGGACCGGGGCGATACGACCGGCGGCAGGTCCCATTCCAGTTGCCCGACGCCGTCACCGGCATCGATGGTTGCGACCGGGGAGAGGTTCGAGGGAATGGGCCCGCCGCGGCTCTCTGGCGTGTCGTCGATGACCCGGTAGTAGCAGTCGTACTTGCCGCGGATGTGGGCGCGCATGATCGCGTTGGCTACGGCGCCGCCCGTCTCCGGCACGGCGGTAGGTGGGTCGGTGTAGGCCCCGCCGTCCTTGACCAAGCCCGCCTTGAGCAAGCCGCCCTTGTCTACGACGGTCGACACGAGGGCGCCGCCGCCGTTGCCGCCCGTGATGCGAACCTGCGCGGGCACGGTGTAGCCCGAGCCACCGCCACTCACGTCGATTCGCTCGACGGGGTAGTAGTACCTCTTGTCCGTGGTCTGCGCGATCGGATTGTCGTAGCCAATCGGAATCGGGCTCAAGACGGGCGTGAGTGTGGCGCCGTCCCCGTAGGTGTTCCCGAGCGTCACGATCGGGGTCTTGAGGTAGCCGCGTCCGTAGTCGATCACGTCGATGCTGCCGACCGTCGACCCCTCAAGGTACGCCCGGAGCACGGCGGGGCGCAGCGGGTTTCCTCCGACGTTTTCGAGCGTCACGTCCGGGGCGCGGTTGTATCCCGTGCCGCCCTCGATGATGTCGACACGCGCGATGTAGTACTTCGGCGTGCCCGTCATGGTGACGGTCGGCGCCGTGTCGGGGGCGTCGACGCCCATATCCACGACGACCGGGCCGCCGGAGAGGTCTACGCGGACAGGGCGGTTCCCGTTGCCTTGGAACAAATAGCCCCACTGCTTCGGCCCGACGGCAAGCGTGGCGGGAGCGTTCGTAGCGACCGTGCGCAGCAGCATTCCACCCTCACGTCTTGACCCCGCTCACGATCGCCAGATTCCCCTCGGAGTCCACGACGAGCGCGCGGTCAGGCTGGCCGACGCCGCCGGAGAAAGGGAACACCTGCTCCACTACGCCGGTCAGGCCGGAGTTGTCGTACTTCACCGGGGCCGAGCCTCGTCGGCTCGTGAGTTGCCCCGGAATGGCGAGCGTCATGTTGACCTGTTGCTGCATCCCGCCCGGCGGAATGGCGTACGGGCTGGCGGCGATCACCAGCCCGCCGAACTTTGAGATGCGCAGCACGGTCAGGCCCCGCCGTCAGGGCCGAGCGGTGCGGTGTACACGCCAGCGTACGGCGCCTGCGTGGCATCGGGCACCCGATCGTACGGCGCTCGGCGGCCGGAGATGGGCGCGATGACGTCGCCTTCCATCGCGAGTTTCAGGTCGCGGGTGTACAGCGCGACCGCGGCGTCGATGGGCTTGCCGGTCATGCGAGCGACCCATACCTCGGCGCCGGTGAGGACCGCCGTGAACATCCCCGGCGACACGTCGAGGAGGTCGGAGATCACGAAGCGGCAGTCCGCGTACGTGTCGTTCATGGGGTTCTCAAGCGTCAGGCTCGCGGGCCCGCCACGCAGTTCGATGCGGCTCTGCTCCGCGTACGGGTAGAAACCCGACAGCGGCTCGGGATGGTTCTGCGGCGTGCCGACACGGAGCACCGCGCCGACGCAGCGCCCCGGGAAGTTCGTGTTGGTGCCCGTCACCGAGGTGCCGTTGACCGTGACGAATCCGGTGCGGACCTGCGTCTCGTAGCCCATCAGCGTCAGGGGCTTCGGGCGACGGCGGTACGTGTACCGCAGCGTCATGCCAGCAGGCAGCCTGCCGCCGATCTTGAGTTCCCAGCGGTCGAAGTTCTTCGGGTCCGTCGACTTGGTGATCGTCCAGTACAGGGCCTCCCCGAGCGTCCACGAGTCCTGCTCGCGGCGCACCCACTCGGCGGGGGTGATGTACGCGGTGATGGTCGTGCGGTCCTGCGGGATCAGCGCGTCGATGTTCACGCAGTCGACGGGCAGCAGGTACGTGTTCTGGTTGGCGTCGATCGTGACCTCGGACTCCGAGACGTACCACAGCCAGTCCTTGGCGTGGGCCACGTCGCGGTAGGAGTGATGCACGGCAGCGCGCAGGACGCGGTGCTCTTGGTCTTGGGCGCCGCCGCCCACGGACTGCATCAGGTAGTCGATCGCGTCTTGCGCGCAGTAGTACATGTCAGCCTTCCTTCGGTCGTACACCGGCCAGACGATCCTTGGCGAACTGGATCACCTCGGGCGTCCAGTGCTGGGCGGCCATGTCCTTCACGGCTTGCGGGGCATCGTCGGGGAGCGGGCGGGCGGGGTGGTAGTTGCGAGCCCACAGACTGCCGCCACGGTCCTCGATCACGCCGATGGTCATGTTCTTTTGGAGGGTGACGTTCATCCAAACCTCGCGTCGTCTGTGAGGTAGGTCAGCGTGAACGTGGCTTGGCCGGGGTCAAACTCGCCGCGTGATTCGATGCTGATGGTGTCAGCGTACAGACCCAGAGCAAACACCCAGCCAATCGTTCCTTGTTCGTAGTGAACCAGCGGAGCAGTAAAAACCGACGAGTCCGTCGATAGGTTGGCGTCGTTGTATTCGGACAACGAGAACGGCAAGCCAGTTAGGGAAAACGGGAGTCGTTCGCCAGCCTCGATCTTCGTCATAAGGGAACACCGAACAAGCAAGGTCACCGCACGACCAGCACGAGTCCAGTACCCCTCGACCTCGCCAACCGCGCCGTCGACGTTATTGGACACGGCGGGAGTCCACACCCCGCTGAAATGCGTGTCGCCCTTCAGCATCAGCAGCCCATCGCTGCCGACCGCGAGGGTGTTGCCCGCGTCTTTGCTTGGCTCCGACGGGCCGGGTGGTCCCTTGAGGGACTGCCACCCGGACCCGTCATAGATGTAGGCGTCCTTCACCGGGTCACTCCGTCTCGATCCAGAAGTCCCCGATGGCAGCCGTGGCGGGCTGGGTCGGGCCCTTGGTCACGTTCACCGAACGGCCATCGGCACCGTCGGCACCAGTTGCACCATCGGCTCCAGCCGCTCCGTCCGAGCCCTTCTTGGCGATCAGTTTCAGGTCGCCGGGTCCGATCAGGGCCGCCTTGGTCAGGCCGGAGACGATGTAGGTCTCGCCGCCGAACGTGACCACATCGTTGTTCTCGTACTCGGCCCCGGCGTCGTACTCGCCCTTGTAGGTCAGGCCGACGCCGTCCTTGCCAGCGGCACCATCGGCACCCGGGGCACCAGCGGCACCGTCCTGACCCGGAGTCCCGTCAGCACCGGGGGCACCATCGGAGCCCTTGGGGCCACGGATGCCGCCGACGTTGACCCAGCCGCCCGGTTCGGTGACGCCGTCGAACACCAGACCGTCGCCGGGAGCGATGTCGAACGGGGCGTCCGCTTCCATCCCGGCCGGGATCGGGTCGGGTACGAGCCACATATCACCGACCGTCGGGCTGGCGTCGGGAGGGTACTGCGCGGCCGGTCCCTTGATGGAAACGCCCGAGCCATCCTTGCCGTCCACGCCGTCCTTGCCAGCGGGGCCGACGATGGAGACCCACGAAGTGCCGTCGAAGATGCTGACGTTCTTAGCCATCGCTTGTTACCTCAAGGGGTGTTGCTGATCCATACGTCTCCAGCCTTTGCCGTCGCGGGCTGGGTGTTCTGCACGTTGACTGCGACCGACTCACCGGGGTCGCC